TTTTCGGCATTTTACCCAAGCATTTAGGACAGATATTAACCGGCCCCAGTAATGGCTCCATGCTTAACCACCGCACGGCAGCTGGTGTTTGTAGTAACAGCGGGATACGTTCGTCTGCGGTCTCCTGGTCTTCAACAGATACGCCGAGCCAGACGTTAGGAAGAGGGAAATTTACTGCCAGCCACATCGACGGATCTTCCCCGGTTTTCTCGAAGTACCGGCGTTGCGCCATACCCTCGGCCATCGCGCTGTTCATCAAATTTGCCATGAAATCACGCATGCGCCCTGGCCGCTTAGTGAGGACTTGGAATACGTGATTGTTTGCTAATGCCATAACAGCAAACACTTCTTGGATAAAATCATCCGGCACATCCTCGTGAAACAGATCACTCATGCTGTTTACGAAGATCCGGCGCGGTTTCTTCCAGCGTAGTGGTTGATCTAGTCGCTCTGGGTGACACTGCACGTCGGTAAACTTGCGACCGTAGTAAACTGTTTTCGGATTCGCAGACAGTCGCGCCCAGTCACGTTCGGCGTAACAGTGCTTGCAGCCTTGACTAACTTTTGAGCAGCCGGTAATCGGATTCCATGAATCGGTAGCCCATTCAATCTTTGTTTTACCCGGCATGGCGTGCGTCCTCTCGGTTGTGGTGGCAACGAGAGCAAACAGCTTCTACATAAAGCTGATTCTCACCGTCATATCCTTTGGCGTGATCGTATTCATGCCGGTATTGGTTGACATAAACTTCATCAAGACAATCCATGCACGGCAGATCATCTGGACGCGGAATTCTTCCTTGCTCAACAAGGTAATTGACCCGTCTACGAGCCTGTTTTTTATCTCCATCGCGAGTAGGAACAAGCCATTTTCTGCGACCTAAGCTACCGAGTTGCGGTTTGCGTACCTTCACTCTACGGGAAGCGAGACAACAAGCAGCTAACCCATCGCCGCGAGATATATCTTTGCCGAACTTTGAAACGGGATGCTCAGTTTTACAGGCTGTGCACCACTTTGTGGCCTCAGTCCATTCAATTTTTGATTTATCAGCCATTACGACACCATCCTGTAACGACGCAACTTGCTACCGGGCACAGACTGGCGTTTGATGTTGTAGCCGCCGTACTCACTCTTCCTGAGATCCCGGATCTTGGCCGAGACTGTGGTCTCCATCGGACGCAGGCGGTGCCTGAGCTTCAGCGTCGCCCGCAGTTGTGGAATCGTCCACCACTTGCCCGACATCATCAGTCGCCGGATCGCTTCCCGGTTCGATAGCTTCTTTTTTGCCTTTTTCATAAACGTCTCCTCGTTTAAGAATGTTTCGTATCTCGGTCAGCGCCGCGGATCCCATTTCAATATCTGGCGGCGGACTCGGCAGTGCCCGATAAATCTGGTGGTACGAATACTGCTTTGGTCGGCAGAGCCGGCGAAAAACTCCCAGTCCAGGAGGAAATTCGCTGTCCCTGTCCAAACATTTATCGAGCCCTATACCCAACTCCTGTGGCGTCAGGTTTTTCAGCGCCCGCAACCAAGTACCGTCATCGATCTCACCGTACTGGTTGGTGAACGTGGCGCCGTACATCTTGGTCATCTTGCGCCACAGCTCGTCGATATGTTTCTCAGTTATCTGGCCCAAACTCTCCTTCGATTGGTTTTTCCCCATCTCTCCTCCGGATTGCTGCTTCAACCCTTTCTGGGGCAGATAGTTTCCCGCGTGTTTCATTGGGTAACTCCCATTTGTTCGCATAATGGTGTTCAGGCCCAAAAAAAGTAACGGCCTGCATGACGTACTCGGTGTTGAGTTTTCCCGTAGCTTCACAGTAGGCATAGTAACGGTCTACTCCCTGTGAGATTCCATCAAAAGTGGAGCCCTCTGTAATTCTGGCGCTAAACGCTTTACGGGCTCGTTTCTTCGGATTTGATCCTGCCCTTTTTGGGTAATGAACCCATATATTATTAAAATCTGTATCTGTATCTGTATCACCGTGACATGCGTGACTGTCCGTGACAGCTTGTGACGTGTCACGCTTATTTGTGTTTTTCTGTGACTTGTCACCATCTCTGATTCTTTTCCTTCTTTGTCTGGCCGCTGCCTTTTCCTTGTTTTCGTATCGTGAGCCCAGGTCTCGGTAATACTCATAATTGACGAGCTTCCAGCCTACGGGTTGACGACCATCAACCTCTGGGAACCTGATAATTCGCCTACCTTCCTCTGTTTTTGATTGGCTCTCGGGATCTGGTGACTCAAGCATTTCAATGCCGGCCTTGAGGTGCTCAAGTGGAATCCCGGTGATCCGGTGCAGGCCACGTATACTGTGATGCACCTCGCCACGGTGATCGGCCAGAACAATCAACTGAATCATGGTGATTAACGACCGCCAGTCATCAGCTACCGTGGATTCATAGATAGTTTCAAATACCTTCCCATACATTAAGGGTGCTGCCTCCAGGGTACGTCTTGGCGCAGCTTCTCTCTCGGAATCCGGAGCAGGGCTTCGACCATTTCCAGGTATTCCAGTGGCGTACCCTGTGTTTTGCTCCATGAGTGACAATTGTCACGTCCTATACCCTTAAAGCCGCAGGTATTTAGACCGTCTGCCAGACCAGCCCACCCTCTCGGGAATTTCTTGACGGCATCGACAAGCACCTTTCTATTACGTTTATAGATCGCCTCCAATTTGACGGCGTTCCTGCTTCTTCCTCGCATCGAGATCCCCTTGCATTTGTCTGCGATGGAGTTTAACCTCAACAACCATCAAAGTTCAACTAAAACCGAGGAGACGACATGAGCACTATCACTGAAGCTCTGGCCGAGATTAAAACCATCGGCAAACGGCTGAAAAAGAAGGCCAGCTTTGTTAACGAGCACCTGTACCGCCAGGAAAAATTCTCCGACCCCTTCATTAAAGAGGGCGGCCAGGCCGGCGAGATTAAAAGAGAACGTCAGGCCATGGACGACCTCAATGACCGCGCCCTGAAACTCCGGATCGCCATCAATCGCGCCAACGAGAGCAACAGGATCACCATAAACGGCGTTGATCGCTCAATTTCTGAGTGGATTGTCTGGCGCCGAGACATTGCGCCACGGGTACAGGCAAACCTGACCGGAATGCAGAACAGTATTCGCAAGATCCGTCAGGAAGCAATCAACAAAGGTGCCCCTGTCTCCGATAAAGAGACGGAAAACCCGGAAAACGTCATCATCAACATTAACGAGCGCGATCTCGTTTGTGAGGTTGAGGACATGGTTGAGACCTTGGGTCAGCTGGATGGCATGCTGTCCATGACCAATGCTACGACCAGCATCGACAACTATCTATTTTAGAAAGGTTTTATCTTGTCTAGCGAAGTGAGAATAATGTTTGTGCGCGCAGGTCGCTTACCTGCACCTTTCCATAGCTCAGCTGGTTAGAGCATACGCGTTTAGGCGTAATGTCGTGGGTTCGATTCCCATTGGAAAAGCCAATAGGCCGAGTAAGAAGTTCAAAGCTAAAAATTGAAACCTCAATTTTTCAACTCTGAACCCTGAACGGTCAAAGGTAATTGAAAATCCTCCTTAGAGGCTGCTCCCAGTAGAGATATTGGGTTGCCCGTAGACAGACGACGGGATCTCAGGCCAGGAGGCTGCTTTGCAAGATATTTATTTATGGACAGGTGGTGAAATTGGAAAACGCTCCGGGGTCGTGCACTAGCCGCATGGGGCGAATACGCCCGGATACCATGACATTTGCAGGTTCGAGTCCTGCCCTGTCCACCGATTTGCCGAAAGTGTGTCGTTGTTAGATCTGCCTTGCCGGAGGAAGACCCGGCCTGGACACACGAGTAGGCACAGAACGCTGGCACGCTCCGAAGAACAATCCATCGGAGTAAGGTAGACGATCCATACCGGTACGGTAAGCCAAGGCCGTGATGCTGAACAAAGCCGGGAGGGCGCTTGGGAGGGGAATCTCCCTTCGCCCGAAACTAATTCTATCGAGGAGACGATAATGGCGAAAACAAGCAGTAATCAAATGGCTGTGGTTTCAGGTCTTGTCCAGCAGGCAGAACCGAAATTTATACAGATCGCGCACAAGAGCGGCGACCTCGTTGACTGGCGAACAGAGTCCAATTTCGCCATGCAGATAATGAGGGGAAACGATTATCTCGCCGGCATGCCGCAGGAGACGATCATCGACGCCATTACCAACGTGGCTGCCATTGGTCTCACGCTCAACCCAGCCGAAGCCCTGACCTACCTCGTACCTCGTGACGGCAAGTGCTGTCTCGATATTTCATACAAGGGACTGTACAAGCTCGCTACCGATAGCGGCGTTCTCAAGACGCTGACTGTGGAAATGGTGCGCGAGGCCGACGCTTTTGAATGGATCGACGGCTTCACCTATCCCAAACACGCTGTTGCCGATCCATGGGATGACAGCGTGGACAGCATTAAGGGCGGTTACGTTGTCGCCATCTTGCAGGACGGATCCGTGATGGCAACCCGCATGGGCGTTGACGAGCTGTACCGGATCCGGGACAAATCCGAGTACTACAAAAGGAAGAAAGCCGGCCCGTGGGTAGACCACACCATCCAGATGATGAAAAAAACGCTGGTCAAGCGCGCTGCCAAGTTGTGGCCGCGCTCGAGCGGCAGCCCCCGCCTGGACACGGCTATCGACGTGCTCAACCAGCATGAAGGCATTACGCACGACATCACTGACGATGTCGTGGAAGTCATTGGCGAGGAGCAACTCAACAACATCACAGATCTGGTGCTGCGTGCCAGAGTCGCTCCCGACAAGATACTGTCCGCCTTCGAGATCGAGAGCCTGTCGGATCTGGCAAAAACTGATTACGACGAGTGCGTGGCCCGACTCAACGACGCGATCACAATCCAGTCAAAGCCCGAGGTCGCGGCCGTTGAGGCAGAACAAGAAGAGCCACCGGCAGAGATCCCGCCCGGTATGTGTACCCTCTGCGGCGTTAACCCGGTTGAAGTGGAGCAGGGCGTCGATACCTGCGATTCCTGTCTGGCGAAACAATAATGCCAAAACTAAAATCGCAAGGGTTTTCTCACAGGAACGAAGCCGGCGAGCTTTATGAGTTCATGTCAGAAGTAACGGTATTAAATGACGGTGTTTTTAGTGTGTCATACCCGGACGAGCTAGGGAGCACTGTTGTGGCAAGATTTAGAAACAAGGAAATAGATACGTCAGAGGTTTGGGGAAACGACACGAAGATGAAGAAACGGATCTCCAGCAAAGACCTGAGAAAAATAGAAATATTTATCAGTGCTGCCATGAAGGATCACATGGATTGTGAAACCACCGAGTCAATCGTTATCGCATACAGCCATAAGGTTCAATACGCGTGCGTCAGAAACAAAGCTACTGGCGAGCTTTTCCCAAACGGGAACTACTCCAAAAACTATAACGGCGGCGAGAGCGAATGGATTGGCACGCTTCGGCGCGGCAGCCACTTTAATACCAGCAGTCACTTCTCGATAGGGATCAACGCCGAAGTGCGCAAAAAGATTGTCTACAAGCGAGCATCATACGAGAGCGTCAAGTACGAGACGCAACAATTCGACGATGATCGGCTCTATGGCGAAATGCTCAACAGCCTTGTAGGGGCATCCCTGCCAGACAGTTTCATGGAAATGCCATACACCGAAGAGGCCGCCAAGTTTTTCTACAACGTGATGATGAACATTTGCCAAATGGCGCACAAGATTGAGACTTTCTTTGGTGACGAGGACAACGTCATTAAGGCGATAGAAAGCCAGCAACCATTGTTATCACATATGCCAGGGGAGAAGTGATGAATAAAACAATCGAACGTGCCGAAAAGAAACACCAAGACACTGCAGAGCATTTAATGTCTGTGATCAAGGAGCAGTATCCCATATACAGTACCGTGTCGGTTTCCCTCGGGGGCCGGAACCTGCTTATACAAATAACCGGATATAGCGAAAGCTGGTGGTGCGATCCTACATATGTCCATGAAACAAACACCAAAACCGGAAAAGAACGAAAGTTCCCAGCATCAGACATATCGTACATAGCGGTTAAGAACCGCAATAGACAAGGGACAAAATGACTAAACCATTCATAGGTACCGTAGGGCCAGCAAAAGAAAAGATAAAAGTATCTATCGATATACCGCGCCTACTGGAAACACGTCTATTGATTCAGGCTAACTCTGGTGGCGGCAAGTCCTGGACATTGCGCCGGATTATCGAGCAGATAGTAAATCATGTGCAGGTATTGGTTATAGATCCAGAGGGAGAATTCAGCACACTGCGCGAGAAATACGACTTCGTAATTTGCTCCCAGCACGATGGCGACGCCCTGGCGCACCCGAGAACGGCGGCCATGCTGGCAAAGCGTCTACTGGAAACCGGCGTCTCGGCAGTCCTTGATATTTATGATCTCAAAGCCCACGAGCGGCAAGCATTTGTCAGGCTTTTCCTCGACGCCCTGGTGAACGCCCCCAAAAAATTATGGCGCCCGGTCTGCATTATCCTCGACGAGGCCCATGTCTACGCCCCGGAGAAGGGGAAATCTGAAAGCACTGGCGCCGTGATAGATGTCGCCACCCGTGGTCGCAAGCGCGGCCAATGCCTGATAACGGCCACTCAGAGACTATCCAAGCTGCACAAAGATGTTGCCGCAGAGTGTATAAACAAGCTGATTGGGCGCACAGGCTTGGATATTGACGTAAAACGAGCAGCCGACGAGCTGGGCATGTCACCAAAAGAAGCCACGCAAACTTTACGCAATTTCAACGAAGGCGAGTTTTTTGTTTTTGGCCCAGCCTTTACCCGGGAAGTCACCAGGATTCTTGTCGGCCCGGTCGTAACCAGACACCCGAAAGTCGGTCAACGCCTGATAGAAACCCCTCCCGCGCCCTCTGCCAAAATCAAGAAGGTGCTGGCAAAACTGGCTGATCTCCCAAAAGAAGCGGAGCGTGAGGCCAAATCCCTTGCCGAACTCAAAACAGAAAACGCGAGGATCAGGCGCGATCTGACAATAGCCCTCAGAAAGGCCGATAAGACTGGTATACCAGAGCAGGAAGTCCAGAAAAGAATTGCCAAAGCCGTGGCTAAGATCAAACGGGAAAAGGTGGTAATTCCTGGTGATAGCAAAAAACTAATCAACGAAGTAGAGCGGGTTCTTGCCAGACACCGGCAAAAAGCAGGGCAGGAAGAAAAACAGGTTAAACGGGAAAGCGTGGTAACTGACACCACTCTTAGAAAAGGCGCGCGCCGCATGCTTCAACAGCTGGCCGCAGCCTATCCAGACAGTTTGACACGCAACCAGCTCGGCATGCTGGCCGACATCAGCCCAACTTCCGGAACATTTACAACCTATCTGGGAGATATTCGCGCGCTTGGCTATCTGTATGAGAGCGGCCCCGGCATAGCAACAAACGACGCCGGCATTGAATATCTTGGATCCGATATTCCAAGCAAGCCAGCAACGCACGACGAGATTATGAGCCAGTGGAAAAGGAAACTGCGAGCCGGCGCCTGCCGTATGTTGCAGGCCATCGTTGATGCTGGCCCGGAAGGAATCACACGAAACGAGATAGCTGATGCGGCAAATATATCCGTCACCAGCGGGACGTTTACAACCTACCTTGGCGACCTGAAAAAACCAGAATTAATCAGGGTAAACAGAAATAACATTGTTGCCAGCGAGAGCCTTTTCCCATAACTCAAGGATTGGATAGCCATGTGTTCAAGAGATCCTTTTATGTATAAGTTGATTGCAAAAGAAGGGGGGAAGCATAAATCTTCTCTTGAAGGATATAAGTATTTAATGAGACTTCATCCAGACGAACCAATACCTGCTGGGTGGGTTGAGGTAAAAACTATTAACAGAAAGTCTGTTTATCAATCAGACGGTAAATTATTACCTAAATATGGTTCATTGAAACGGTGGAACAGAAAATGAAAAAACATGTATTTAAGCCACGATACCGAAGAGGGAAGCCCCCACGCTATTACTGCACTAAGTGTGGCCGGCGATACTATCCGAGGAAAAAATGAAACAACTCGACGAAGAATGGTTCGAGGCCCGTCGCGGTCTCATTACCGGATCCCGTGTAGCGACAGTGGTCAATGGTGGCCCTCGCGCATGGAATACCATGCTCAACAAGCTGGCGAAGGAAAAGACCATGACCGGCGCCGAGCTTGCCGCCAAACAGATAGACGCGGCTTCTCTCAGCTGGGGGCGCAAATACGAGCCGATAGCGAAAGCTACCTACGAGCTGATGTACAACATCGAACTCGATACGCCAGCATTTATCACCAACTCGGCTTACCCAGGCTGCGGTTACAGTCCTGACGGGCGCTGGCCCCTGCCGCAATATGGCAGGCTGGTGGAGATCAAATGCCCGTACCGTACAGTAAACCATGGCGCCAACGTGCTCTACAGACAGGGCGTAAAGGATTACCAGCCACAGATGCAGTTCGGCAACATGATAACGATGTCGCATGAGTGTGACTTCGTTTCGTTCGACCGACGTTACCCGGATCCAGACAAGCGCATTGTCGTGATCCCGGTCAAGGCAGACCCGGTCTATATCCATGAAATGGAAAGCAAGATAACGATGTTCCTCGGCATGTTGGAGAGCGGGGAGCGATTCGACCTCAACAGCGACAAAGTACCGGAGCTATTCTGATGGACATACAAAACACTACGCTGAATATCGATAAGCATTATCTCGATCCTGTCACCTATGTTCCGAGCCACGCGAATGGCAACGCCGGCCATGAAGATTGTGAGCAAGGCGTTATCGTGGAAATCAGAGTGACCTCGGTAATGGTCTTGTATTGCAAGGGCCGAACAGTTCAATCAACCAATCCCGACGATCTTGTCTGGGGATAAGGAGAGCACGATGGAAAATGAAATTGCAGTAATCGAGAAGCTGGCCGGCTTCGACGAAAAGATTAAAAGTCTGGTCACCCAATCAGGCAAGGCCGAGATCGGCACCATGGAGATCTGCGAGAAGGCCGGCGATCTTGGCAAGCTGATCCAAACCCAGCTTAAAAAGCTGGAGGAAGAACGGAAGAGTTGGGTCAAGCCGCTGAACGGTCAGGTCACGCGCCTGAACACCATGTTCAAAGAAAGGAGCGCTCCCCTTGAAAAAGCCAAAGCCCTCATTAAAGAGAAGATCTCGACCTTCCTTAGAGCAGAGAAAAAACGCAAGGAAGAAGAAGCTGCTGAGGAAACTCGCAAGGCGGAGAAAATTGCCCTGGATGCGGCCACGAAGGCTGAGGACAAGGGCGACGACGCTACGGCTAACGCCATTCTTGAGACGGCTGCCGAAGTTACGAGCAAACCGCAGGAAAAGACGATTGCTCGAGGAGGCCTTGGGTCTTCGACTTCCATGCGGGCAAACTGGGTGCATGAAGTCTTGGATCCGGATCTCATACCGAGTAAATACCTCATGGTAAATGAGTCTGCCGTAAAGGCTGCGATCAAGAGCGGCGTGCGCGAGATCCCCGGCATTAAAATCTGGAATGACGAGCAAGCCGTCATCAGGTGACAGGCATCGATCCAGCCACATCCAAGCTCACATGGCGGTATCGCAAATTATTTCTCTATTTGATCGATACCGCTATCGAGCGCGGCACCGACATCAACGATCCCGATCCGTTTATGAACAGGATCCGGGAAGAGCTGGTCAACGTCAAAGACGAGCTGCTGACGCTGGGCCATCCATGGCCGCCACGGCCATGGGTTTACATGTACAAGCACCGGATCTGGTAGGAGGAGTTATGCACGAAAGATTTAAAGAAGGCGATTTAGTGAAGGCAGTAGTCTTTCCGGACGGCGGGGAGCTTGAGGCCGGCAAAACTTGCGACATGATCGTTGTCGTCATGGAAAACGGACAAATGGCCGGCGTTCCATGGTTCGAGGTTATCAAGGACGGGAAGGTTCACTCCAAGTGGAATGGCGCTCTCGTAATGGGCGTGCTCTCAATGCCGTAAATCCCGCCAAGCATTTTCTTTTCTTAATGAAATCAATGCCCGGCTTTCCGCAAACGCTATAGCCATAGGGAGATTTTGAAATTCTCAAAAAGCCGTTTGGTACAATGGGGATTCCAACAACGAGGAGACAGCTATGAAAGCAGGCGACAAGAAAACAATCTTGAACCAAGACCTTAACGGCAACGTCATTATTGAAGGCGAGGCAACGCTGGTGAAGGAGGCCTACAGCAATTTCGATGATGTGCCGGCCTGGATGGTTTCGTTTGGCAGGGAAGCAGAAGGCGAGGCGCCAGTGCACCGTTATATCTACACTGACGAGGAAGTGGAAGAGGCGAGAAAAGCAGAAGCCGAGAGAAAAGAACAGGTTACAAAGTAAATTTCGTGGGGGCAAGCGCGCCCCTTTCTTTTAATATTAGTGGATGAATTGCAGCACAATGAGCAACTTCAGCATATCTGTTCTTGAGTTTACCCAGACGGCGATAATTATAATTCCCTCTGCCGGCGTCGGCCTGATCGTGTTCCTGTCGTTGAGCAAATTGATCGGGCACCGGTATGCCGGCCCCGAGCACCACAACCGGCGACTGGCCTACGAAGGCGTTGCCATGATCCTCGCCCTCGCCACCACCACCGTCATAATGTCAATCATTGGCAACAGCGCCCTGACCAAAGGTCTTAGCTGCACGCCGCATTAAGCGCTGGCGCTTCTTCTCGTTCGAGTTCTTAATTTTCAGGTACTCATTCTCGCTAATGATCCCGCGATCGCGGTCGCCACTAGCCCTCCGCATCTGGAAATCGAGCGCAGACTCTTCCTTCTTGTAGCGACGGCCATGGAACTGGAGACCCATCTGGACATCGTGCGGCTGCACTTTAATGCCAAATGATGACAGGCCGGCCTGTGGCAAGCTGTAGGGGCGGCCCATCATGTCCCGGCCACCTCTGACGGAACGGCCAATCTTATCCCAGTACCAGCCACCTGGAACCCATGGCGCCGACGGCATCCACGACTTCCAGAGCCAGTCCGCGTAGTTGGCGGCCTGCTCCATGCCGGAATCAACGTCCGGGTTCACGATCTCGCGCCCGGTGAAGGCCACCTTATTCAAATGGAATTCGGCGGCGATCATCAGCGGCCCGCCAAATTGCAGCGGCGCCGGTATGAACGAGACCTGTCCCTGATTCGTATCAAAAATATCGCCGGCCGGGATCCAGCGACGGACGTCGAGAAACACCGGATTACCATAGGCGTCACGATACGGCATGCGAATCATGCGATAGGTGCCGAGCCATGTCCGGCCAGCGACTTCCTCGCGCATGGATCTGCGCTCCTCGTCCTCGTCACCTGGCGCGAACATGTATCCCAGGTAGTTTGCCATCCAAGCCACGGTCGCGTACTTGGCGAGCTTCCACGGCCTCTGGGCCAGACTCTTGGCGATCACGGGCACAGCTCGATAGGTGTAACCGATGAACGGCAGCACGGTAGATCTAGCCGTGTTAACCCATGGCGCCCTGATGTCGTAGTTCAGGAATTGATCCCTGGCCGTGATCGCGGCCTCAGACGGTATGTCGCCGAGATCGATGCGGCGCATATAGGTAGCCATCCTGAAAACTTCGTCCTCGAGTTGATATAGATCAATGAATTTATTATCGACCTTTCTCAGCATGCGGTAGGCATCATCCAAGAACTTCCACATCACGCCCATGGCGTTTCTCGGGCCTTGATCGCCGGCAACAAGTTCGCCTTCCATGCTCTTGAGCAGATCCCGGAGAATGGGCTCGAGCACTTCCCGGCGTAGTTCCTGGTCGGCGAAGGATCCACCGAAACCGCCATGGAGTTTGACGTCCTCGTAGTGCTTGCCCTTCTTCACATATTCCCGGAGGCCTTTGACCAGATCACGGAATCTAATATCGGCCATATCCATAAAGACGAAGTTCGACATCACGTTATTCATGTGCACGACCGGGCTGCGGGCAGTCTTATTGACCTTCCACATGGTCATTAGCCGGCGCCAGAAAGCCGGTGTGTTCATAATGTCCAGCTGGTTGAGATCCATCCAGATCTCTTTGCGCACGTACATGCCGGCCATGCCGCCCCACTTGGCAGCTGCAGCGCCCGGGATCTTGTCGCTGGGCACGAGCACCCACTCAACATCGGTGTAGGTAGCGTTACGGTGTCTCGGCGTCGTCCAGCTCGGGTGTCCGTCATCCATGGGAGGCGGAGGATCCTTGCGAGACCACGCCTCATTAAGCGCGATGTCACGATAGAACCTGCCAACAGCCAGATCGTGCGACATAAGCATGAACGTCTTGCCAATGGTGTAGCGTGCGTCCAAGATCTCGCCCATGGATTCACGCTCAGCCTTGGTGAAGTCACGCCAGAGCCGCACCTTCTTGCCAACGGATCTGACCTCGTACTCGCCGCGACTCTCCCAGGCGTCGAACCTAATCGGCACCGGCTTGGTTGACGGCCAGTAAACACGTTCTACGATCTTGCGCTTGGTCTCACCCTTCGGTTTTGACAGACGGTCGAACACGTGGAATTTCATTCCACGCAAGGCAGCGTCAGCCTCTTCCTTCTGCATCTTCCGACCCCACCAGTCCTGCGGCATGAGCGTCAGCAGCTTCTCCATGGTTACCTCCATGTCGATGCCGCGGCCCTTGAGTTCGTTGCCGATAAACTTTTTGCGTTTGACTGTCTCGAGACCGTGAGCCCAGCGCATCAATTTGCCGCCACCGCCTTCGTGCTTGAGATAGACACGATGCAGGTAGGCGCCTTTATTCTTCTGGTACGACTCTTCCGAGATCAGGCCCAGGTGCACAGCCTCGCGGCCCATTTCATCGATGGCGAGCCGGATCTCGTCAGAAAGATCGTTCCACTTCTCGCTCGGAATATCCTCGCCAGTGACCATGGAGTGAAAGACTTCCGCCTCTCTGGCATCCATGCCACGGCGCTCCATTTCCTGAATGAAGTCACGAGCAGTAATCAAAAGCTCGCGCTCCTGGGTCTCGCGCTCGATGTCTCGTTTCTTATAGTCCTCGGGCAGGCCATAGCGATCAATCAGCCCGACCCTCGCGTTCTCGACCTGGTGCGCCAGCCACGGGATCTTTTCCCCGGTCGCCTTGGCAGCGGCATCGATAGCGCCACGGGCAGCGCCGGCAGCTTTCTGAATTGATAGCGGCGCATGCCACACACCCTTGGGATCGATGTGACCAATGATATGAAACGGGATCCGCATGAAGCGCTCGAGCGGTTGCCCCTTCTTCGCCTGCTTCCACATTTCTTTCACGATCAGCGGCAGCGGATTGGCGTACAGAATCGGCCCCTCTGGTTTCTCGGGCACCTTGCCTTCCAGCACGGTCTCCATGTCCTGTGGATCGTATTTCGGATCCTTCATCCGTTCCAGCTCAGCCATGACGTAGCCAAACTGCTTATTGACCCTGTCCATTTCAGCCTGTTCGCTAAACGGTTTCTCGACCTCTGCCTGCGCTTTTTTATAGTTGATGGCTTCCTGGTCGCGGCGATCCTTGAGCCAGTCCTCCCGTTTGTCGATCTCGTCGAGCCGGTTGTTCAAGCGCGTAAGCATGCCGCTGCCGCTGATCTTGTCCGTCACTTTGTAAGAGGAGACATAGTCGTGGCCCTTGCCGTCCAGCAGAACCTTGAAGCCGAACACGCCTTTCTCAAACTCCATTGGGAACCCGCGATAGGTACCGACGTGCATCATAATCGGAGCCACTTTAATGAACTTCACGGCCTCGACCTCGAGACGCTTGGCGGCCTCGGCCTTGTCCGTAACTTTCTTGCCCTTGATCGTGACCACAAAGCCCTTGTCGTCGAAATCCTTCGCCGTATTGTCGTCCCTTGTCTTTATGTCGGCCTGCACGTTGGCAAGGTCAGCATCGAAACGAGAATCAAAATCAGCCAATCGTGAGACCGTGTCTTGCAGGCGCATGATCTTGCGCTTGTGCTGGGTGTTGAGTTGGTCGTACTTCTGCACCTGGGCAGCGAGTTTGACCTGCTCCAATATAAGCGGGTTGCCAGTAGCAGCAGCTTTCAGGTCAGCAAAGTTGGCAGCCTCGCCGGCCACGTCCTCGACTTTACGCAGGCTGGTGTCTCCCTTGCGAAGCTGTTCGATGAACTTGGCCTTAACCTCAAGGGTCTGCCACATGCGAGCGTCATAGGTTCGCTCGGTGGCGTAGCGCAATACCTCGACCTCAAAGCTGGAAGGATCCCCGGCCTCGAGCGCCTGCATAAAGAATTCATTGCCCTGGCGCACGATACGGCCTTCGCGCTGTTCAATATCTGACGGCCGCCAAGGCGCGTCCAGGTGATGAAGGGCAACGAGTCTGCGCTGTACATTCGTGCCAGTGCCCATCTTCTCCGTGGATCCTATGAGCACGCGCGCCTTGCCGGTGTTCATGTCCTTGAATAGCTGATCTTTTTGCAGATCGGTGTTGGCGTCGTGGATAAACCTGATCTGGGCTTCGGGGATACCCTTCTTAATCAGCTTGGCTTTAATGTCGTTATAGACATCGAATTTAGAGCCAGCTGCGAGGATATCGTCCATGGACAGGCCTTCGGTCTCGACCTCTTCGCCGGTAATGACCACAACTTTCTTGGCCCCCTTCGGTGTGGACAGATCCGAGAAGATCAATTGCGTGCCTTTACGACTATCCCATTTCTTATAAATATCGTAGACACGATCAACAGCCTTGTTGACCTTGCTGTCCGGGAAGTCCTCAGCCACGGGATCGATAAGACGCATGTCGAGCGCCATCTTTCTGGCGTCGTTCGTGACCTTGAGCATATTGTCTATGCTGGAATCCGTCGGCATATTCTCAGCGCGGTGAACGATGTCCATCATATACCTTGTCTGATAGTCCGACCTGGGCGCGATCACGGACTCAGGCTTGCCGCCTTTAATGTCTGGAACCGGCCAGACATTGCCGGCAGCCTTAGCCTGACGCTTGAGATCTTCCTGATTCACGACGTCGGCCACGCTGCGATAGAGCGTCATCAATTCCGGCATGTTGACGAACTCGGCAAACCTGCTGTTCATCTTGTAATTCACGCCGGTAGCATCCAGCTCCCACCCGCTGACGACATTGCCGAATACGTTGGCCCAGGCATCGAAGTGGGCGAGACCACGACTGGCAAGCTCGTCGTACTGGAGATAGCGTTGAACGGTGTACATCTCGGCAATCGTGTTGCTGATAGGCGTACCGGTAAGGAAGATCGTGCCCTTACCGTTGTTCAGTTTTTGCAGGTAACGATTCTTCACGAACATATCGAAGGCACGCTGACTGCCGGTACCGTCGCCAATGCCGGCGACACGAGTCTTGCTGGTGGAGAAGAACAGGTTCTTAAACACGTGGCTCTCGTCCACGATAAGCTGATCGATACCCATTTCAGCGAAGTTAACGCCCGTGTCCTTTTCCTTGCCCTTGGCAGCGCGCTCCATCTTTTCCTTGACTCGATCCTTCTGTTTCTCGAGCTGCTTGACCGAGATCCGGTCGCCGGTTTCTTCCTTGAGGGAGGTCATGGCAGCATCAATGTCGGTGATCTGTTGCTTTAACAGCTCGGCCTCGAACTCAGGTGGAACCGGCACACGCTCGAAACTGGAGTGAGCGACAATAATCGCGTCCCAGTCACCGGTAGTAATGCGGGCGAACAGGCGTTGACGATTAGCCTTCTGGAAATCCTTCTTGGTAGCTGCCAGGATCTTGGCCCCCGGGTAGAGCTGATGGAAGTCACCTGCCCACTGGGTCACTAAATGATTCGGCACCGTAATTATCGGCTTACGAACGAGACCCATGCGACGCATTTCCATAACGGCAGCGATAGCGGCAAAAGTTTTGCCCGCGCCGACAACGTGATCGAGCAATCCCCGGCCTTCTTGAATAATACGCCAAACCAAATCTCTCTGGTGCGGCCGCAAGGTAATGGCTGGGTTCATGCCCGGGAATTGCAGGCCAGGATCCTTGAACTCACGCACGCGGTTAGTGTTATACGTGTCGTTGTAATACTTCGCCAAGCGGGTGCGCCTTGCCTGATCGTGCCAGAGCCAGTCAGCAAACTCGCGCTTGATCTCTTTCATTTTCAGCTGTGCCGCAGCAGTCTTGGGCTGGTTGATAACGGAAATATCACCGTCCGGGCCTTTGACCTTGTCGCGCACGACCACGTTCTTGCCCTTGAGCGCCTGCTCAATCAGATAGCTGGCGTTGGCTTTCGGTGTACCCCATACCTCGGTACCGGCCACACCGTAGGCGGTCGGGATCTTGGCGAACCATGCGCCGACAGTAGGCTGATATGACAGGGCTGCATCAACGTCGAGCAATTCCTTCACAAAGGCTTTCACGTCAGCAGCAGGCACCCACGGGGCACCCATGCTGGCATCGATGTCGATAGCCTCAGTATCTTCTGGCTGCACTTTCTCAAGAGCTTCTGCGTAGTCTGATAACCCGGCTTCACGTGCAATTTTGAGCTTATGCTTAACATTGCCAGACAAATAATCATCAGCTGTCGTCCACCCCAGCTCGGGATCATTAAAAATGATGCCTTTTAGTTCGGCAACAAGATCAACCTCTTCCTGCCCGGTCAGCTTCGCCATGTGCTCAATATCGACAAAACCCTTCTCAGCCAGGGTGACGAGCAACGCATCTTCGGCTGTCTCGGCAGAATCGACGGGCTTGTAAGGTACGAGCACGCGCTTGGTAAATATGTCAGCCTTTTTCCAGCTGGGCTTAACGGCCTCGACACCAGATTTTTTGGCAACGGCCTTGCTTATGCCTTTGTCATAATCGACTTCAAGCGCCTGCAACAGACCATAATCCGGGTCGTCACGGAAGGCGCGCTTGTTGCCCTCGGCGTGGATGGCGCCGTACTTCTTGGTGAAGCGATCGTACTCAAGATTCAATCGCATACGGAAGCCGTCCAGGTTCTTCTCCGTGGCATCGACGCTCATTTCGTCGTGCATCTGACGACGGACGAGATCCCGCAATTTGACCAACCCCTTCATGCGGGCCGACACCGTTGGCGATAAATCCATGACCTCCATCTGCGCCTTGTCCATCTGATCCGGCAGACGGCGACTGACCTCACCCTTCTCGTTTACGAAGTAGCTGTAGACCTTGATCTCGTCCAGCGGCATGACGGAATCAGCTTCCGTAATCTCCGCTACCCGACCATGGCTTTCCTCGTAGATAAACTCAGGCAGGTTTTTGACAGCGTCGGCAAGCGCCTTCTCAAGGTTCTGGCCTTCGGGCGCGATCAATGCCGCCATTTCGCCACGATACATCGTGCCGCCGAGCGTCATTTCGCCAAGCATCATTTCCGGGCGCGCAACAAAATACTCGTTCATCGGTATCGGCTTGCCGGTCGCCGGATCCGAAACAGTGTCGTTGATGTCTGCCCAGCTCTTACCCTTTGTCGGTGCTCCGATACTGGCCTTGCGTTGCAGGAAGATGATGTCGGTCGTGACTTCTGTGCCCGCATTTTTCTTAAAGGCGTTGTTCGGCAAACGAATGGCGCCAAGGAATCTAGCCCGCTCTGCCAGCCACGCACGCTGGGCGCCACCGAACTTGTCCAGCAGGGAGTTGCTGACCACCATGGCGATAACGCCACCCCGCCGCACACTCAGCAGCGACTTGGCGAAGAAATAGTTGTGGATCGAGAACTCGGAAATATCCTTGTGCTTGGCATCGAACACCTTCTGGGATCCAAAGGGAGGATTGCCGATAGCAATATCGAAGTAGCCCTCGGGAACGTCTACTTCCTGGAATCCCTTGGGAGAGTGAATATCGTAGGTGGGGTACAGGAGTTTGGCGATACCGCCAGTGATGTGATCCAGCTCGACGCCGGTCATTTTGGACTTGCCGCGAACCTCGACCGGCATCATGCCGAAGAAGTTGCCGGTGCCCATTGATGGCTCGAGGATGCGACCATGCTTGAACCCGAACCGGTGCAGGGCGTCGAATATGCCCTTAACCACAGTCGGTGACGTGTAGTGCGCGTCCTGGGTAGAACGACGGGCAGCAGCATACTCTTCGCTTGTCAGCGTGTTCTTCAGCTCGAAATATTCATTGGCCCATCCAGTGTTGTCTTTGTCGAAGATCTGCGGGATTCCGCCCCAGCCCACGTACTTAACGAGGGCAGCCTGCTCTTCGGGCGTGGCCTGACGTTGTTCGACTTCGATTTGTTTGAGGAGGCGAATTGCCTCGATGTTGGCCGCGGCCTTGGTCTTGGCGCCACCGGCACCGAGACTGTCTTCGGCAGTAATTACGTAGTCGTGGCCGGTGTCTGCTCGGGCGACAGGAAGAGATAGCTCTGCCTGACCTGCTCCCACGCCTCCCACTCTTCCTGGCCCGCGTTCGTCAGCGCGTTCATCTCGCGCTCTGTCGCGATCACGGCCTCGTTCAGTGACGCCTCGAGCGCCCCTTTCTGGAGCAACGCCTTGTACCTTTTCGGCAGGTGCTCCTTCCAGTGGTCGCGGGCTTGGTCTTTCCAGTTCTGTAGGTTCATGGGCGGTCTCCACGTAGTCGAGGAAGTTATCGAGGCCGGTTCTATCACGGAACCGGAGCCCCTTTTCAGTGCTTCCCTTGACTGCCTTGCTCTCAGTATAGCCTGTTCCACCGAAATGCCTGGAGATTATTTCCAGCTTTTCAACGGTTTCGGGTTTAGTGCCTTCTGGCACGGTAACCAGGGTGATAGCTTCTCCGGCAATCGTTTCCTGGTCCTCCTGAATTAGGGTTATATCGCCAGGGATTGGCAGTTTGCTGATCGCGCTGGCATCACGCCAGATCGTCAGTTCCTTAATGAGATCCTGTTTTGGCTTGGTGGATACTTTGCTGAAACCGAGTGCTTTAGCCATCAGGCGCAGATTTTCCACGCGCTCCTGTTGGAAGTCTTTCTCGTTGTAGGCGCGGATCCTGGTATAAATTTCCTCGCTTCCTTCTGGTGCGACCGCTTCTGGTTTTGCAATAACCTCCGGCTCAACAAGATCTATCTTGACCAGCGCAGCTTCATACTCCTTCACCAATAGGCGCAGATTTTCGCCGCTGAGCATGGTTGGTTCAGTGCTTTCGAGAAAAGTAGCGACAACGTGCCGCTGCATTTCATCTGCAAAGGCTTTGCCCTCTTTTTTCTCAACCTTATCCAGCTCGGTCTCGATGGCTTTTTCGCTCTGCTCAAAGACATAACTCAACACCGACTGATTGTTAAGCGAATCAGACAAAGCCTTTGGCTTCGTCATCGTGCGCGGATCCTTGCCACTCTTAATCAGCGCCAGGGCAGCTTCCTTAATGCCTTCCACGCGAATCAAAGTTTTCAGTTCATCGGCATATTTATCGTATTTTGTGGGCTTCTCCTGCGACCATGCGGCATTTGCCTGGTCTGCGAATGGTTTGGTGGTATCGCCCTTCTCCAGCCATACCTTGAAGTCAGCAATATCCAGTTCATTGACGGCCTCGGCACCACGCCAGCCTTTCTCATAATTTGAGTTGTACAGATTGACCGCATCGACCTCATTGAACGGGCCGATGACGACCTTGTGCTCGTCAAACTTGCCTGTCTTGGGGTCGTTCTGGTCGATGATAAACAGGGTGCCAGCAGTCTCGGCATTGTCGCCAAGGAACACATCGACATGGTCTCCGTCAGCGCCTTCGGTGCGCTTGATGTAACCATAATGGGCTGTGAGTTCCGGCCACTCGGGACGGCGCCGGCTGCCCTTCGGGTTCTCAATGGTAATGTCTAGGCCTTGAATTGAGATTGCCCCTTTGGAATAATTCCCTGCTTCCTTTTGTGCTTCTGTTGGGTTAAGGTCAACTTCTACTTCTTGACCAGCTATTTTTCCATGCCAAATATCACCGCTAATTGCCTTAACTGCGGCACCCCTGTCACCAGGAAGCTCAACAAGGCTAGGGCGGCCACGCAAACTAGGTTTTTTTGTAACCGCCTGTGTAGGTCTACCTTCGATCGCGGCAGAAAGCTCATCGATGACGCTGATTATGGACTTCGTTATCGGTACGTTACGCGAGACGGTAAGCCTATTGGTGAGCATAGACTTGTTATGGAGGAGATCCTTGGTAGACCACTTCTTCCCGATGAGGACGTTCATCATATCAACGGGAATGGTATTGATAACAGCCCTGAAAATCTTGTCGTCGTTAAACGCAGCTCTCATCTTCGTGAGCACCACATGTTGTTCGTCCCTCTTGAGAGACTTAAAACTTTGAGACTTCAAGGACTTAGCACCAGAGCTATCGCCAAAGAGCTTGGTGTGAGTAAGAACACCATCACTAATAGGCTGGTAGACCTTGGCTTTCCTTTGTGCCGGCCTTGATACAACCTTCTTTTTCTTCTTAGCGTCTACCTGTTTTGTGATCTCGGTGTCGGCTACGCCTTCTTCGGTAGGGATACCTTCACGCGGACGTTTTTCAACGGCGGCAGGCTTTTTGCCCAGACCAACAGGTTCCTTACCTTTTGCAGCCCGCTTGCCGCGCTGCTGGCGCTTTTGCTTCCATTCATTTGCTTCACTATCAGCCTCCTCGTAGCTCTTCGCTACACCGTAGGTTATGCCTAATCCTTCCGTTTTGAAAGTCTGGCGCTCACCTTTTTCATTGAGCCCGCTCACTTCCACGGGTGAAGAGGCAAGCAATTTCTGTACCTCTTCCAGTGCAGACCGGGCAAATTCCTCGCTGGTGGCTCGCACGGCAAACTCGTCACCATGCAGCCGGTAGAAACGCACTTGCTCCGTTTCCACTGTATTCATAGCGTCTGCCACAGATTTAAGCAGATCGTTGGTGGCCTGATGGCCCCAGTTATCGTTGTACCAGCCCATGCCGTCCATGTCGGCAGCGCCAACATATTCCCAGCCCAGGTCGGCATCATCCTCAAAAGCTGAGAACGAGCGCGCCCCAGTCATGGGATCGCGGGTCGCGTCCTCGCGCAATTTAGCAACGGCCTCGCGCATTTCGTCAGGCGTCAACTGCTCAAGATCTTTCCGGTAGGCGATATTACGACGACGGCTTTCCTGTTCAGGGATAGCGGTAGTTGACGCCTTTGGTGCCAGGGTGCGGGTCTCGTCGATAAAGTCGGCGAGAGCCTGCTGCATTTCGGCGTCAGGAGTCTCGATGTCGCGGGACAATATGCGCTCGAGCCTAAGCTCTTGCTCCTGCGTGGTGGCCGCTTCCTGGGCCTGCTCCATGAGATCGTCGAGATCCTGCTTAACGTCGGTGGGCTCGAAGGCCTCCTCTTCCGGGGTCGGCTCTTTCCTGGTCTCGGCCAGCATGTCGGCATCGACCTGATTCGAGTACACGCGTTCGCCAGCAGCCTCCTTGGTCACGGCGTCGGTCAGAACATCGAGCGCCGCATTGGCGTCACGTTCATCGATAAAGCCCAGCTCTTCCAGTTTTTCAGCCAAGGAATCGATAGTCATTCCGCCTTCCTTGCGGAATACCGGCATCTTGCCGCCGCCCAAGCGGTCTCGCAAGATGGCAGGATCTATGCCCTCGCTGGTAGCGGCGTCGATATTGATACCGCCACTCTTGGCAGCAACGGCAAGAAGGTCGTCATAGCGCGCGTCTACCGGCTGCATACCATACCGCTTTCTACCCTTCCACGGTTTGATGGTTGGAGCACGCTCCTCTGCAGCTGGCTCCACGATCTCCGGCTCTGGCGGCGCCACTGCCTCTGGTTCGGGGATCCCGTAGCTGGGCTCTGGCTCGGTGTAGTCCTCTTCCGGAGCTGGCGGTTCTTCTTCCGCCCACTCGTCAACAGGTGCTTCAAGTTCAGGGGCCGGGGCAACCTCTTCCTCTTCCACGGCACCAAACAAATCCTCGGCCTTAAAGCCCGGTATTGGCTCCACGTCATCTGGTATGGCCTCTCCCGGCTTTTGGAAACCCTGTGCAATGGCAGCGGGGGTACCGAGAACACCGCCCATGCCGGCGCCGACAAGAGCCTGATACAGCATCTTCTTCTGATTCTCAGGGTCGGCAAGGAGCTGACCTATCTTGCTCAGAGCCTCGGCAGCAGGCATATCCCACTCGAGCAGGCCTTCATCAACCAACACCTCGACACCGGCCTGGACATACTCCTGCCCGCCCTCAAGCCCTATGGCCTTAAATATACGGCCAAGGATGTTCTTGCCCTTGCCTTTAATAAACTGGTCGAACGGCAGCTTTTCGGTGACGATCTCTGATAACGAGATAACCAGGGCTCTGGCATGGGCAACGTCACGGTCTTGGCCTTCAGCCCGCTGGCGACCGTATTCCTGCCCTGCTACCTGCGGATACATGACGGCCAGCGCCACGTTAGGGTTCTTGGTGACAACGCCGGCCGCGAGCGAAGGCAACATAAGGCCTGTCGCAACCGTCACGTCAGCAACATATTTTTTGAACGACCCCTCCGGCACGTTTGGAGCTCGACGCCCTGCTTCCTTCATCCCGGCCATATAGGTCTTTCTGCCGGTCTCGCGCAGCAACTCAGCCGCATCTACGGAAGGCTTGTCTTGCAAATAGTCAGGGATCTCGAACTCGTCTCCATCACCAGCAACATCAATCGCGGTCAGGCGCTCAATATCGGGAACGTCCTCGCCAAGGGCTTGGAGTTGGCCGCCAGCCGTGGCCTGTAATAGTGGAGGAATTTGGGTGAGTGACTTCTGGATGGTGGTGCCGATGGGGTCGCCTTCAGTCGAGATCACCTTTCCAATGGTCTCGCCAGACGGGAGATAGGGGACTTCTTCTTTGTAGCCAGTGGGGACGACACCAAACGGTACCTTTTCTTCACCGGCAGGGGTGACGGCTTCGCCTTGATCGAAGGATAGAGATAGGGGTTCGGCGGCAGGCTTCTCTTCTACGACCACAGCCCATGGATCGTCTTGCCCCTCATCGGTAACAACTGCCCATGGATCTTGCGCCATTATTTAACCTTTACGGCTTTACCGTTTTTGAGAGTCCAGACCTGACCGTTCTGGAATCTGGTTTGTTTGCCTTCTTTCAGCAGCTTCATGGCGCGTGGCGGCAATTTCTCGGCCTTAGCTTTAGCCTTGGGTTTGGCGCCCATCTGGCCCATGACCTTCTGCATGAGATCCTGTCTGGAAGTCTGCATGATCTCTTTTGCACGTTGCTGCGCCCACTGGTCACGCGGCATGCCGAAATCTTGTTTATCGGTAGTAAGCACGCCGGCCTTCTTCTTTGCCTCAGCGCGGGCCTGTTTCAGCGCCTCTTTCTCGGAGATAAAACCTTTGCCGGCTTTCATCACCAGCTGAGCAATACGGGCAGGAGGATAACGTCCAGGTACCTGTTGTTCAATCTGCTGGGCTATCGACGCAAACATGCCGTACTTTTCCTGATTACCGGCAGGTAGCGACCACTTGCCCATGGCGTCCATGGTACCGCCCATCTGGCGCGCAAGTTCGTCGGTAACAGCTTTATAGCTCTGTCGTTGCTGGCCGGCGCCACCGCTCTCAGGAGCAGGAATACCGCGGGTCTCACCGGTATCGCTCTTGTAATACTGCCCACGATAGCCGTGCTTCCATTCACCGCCCTCAGGCAGCTTGAGTCCAACCATGGAGGCCATCATGCGGAGCGGTGCCTGCGTAGGCTCGTCATCACCTTCTTCCAGCCATGACACCATGCCAGTCTCTTTATCGTAGGACGGCGGTTCGGACATACGCTGCTTGCCGGTCTTGTTCCAGGTATCCATGGCGCCCTGTGGATCGCCCATGACAAGACGTTGAAGGCTTTCCTTCATGCCTTCCTGCGCGAGCTTGTTGCGCCCACCCTGCAAGGCCTGGTCGGTCGCCTCATTTCTGGCCGTCTGCTCTCGACCAGCCTGGACGCCGCCCTCGAGGTCGGCCATCGTATCCGCTATTCCGTACTCTGGCATATCGTGTCTCCGTTAAAGATTCGCGCCTTCTTCATAAAAGGCCTGCATGCCTTCCGGCGTCTGCGTCGGATCTGGTATGGCTGTACTGCCACCACCACCACCGCCACCCCAGCTGGACATGGCACCACTAAATAATTTGCCCGCCGTAGCCATGCCACGGCCTGCGCTCTTGGCGTAATCGCCGGACATGCCGGAATATTCGTCACCAATGGCCTGATAACCCTTGCCGGCGGATCCATAGAGATCTGCGCTGCCAGCTTCCAGGCCGCGACCCATCTGGGTAAACGCCAGTTTCCGCGACCAGTCTTTATCCTTGGCTTCCTCGCGCGCCTTGTTCCTGGCCATGACTTCAGCCTTGGCCCGGTCAAGACCTATTTCACGCATGCCGCCACGGAACCGCCCAGACCCGGGATCGATACCGTATCGTTTGAGCCTGCGCTCACGCATGCCCGCCTCTTTGTCGTAGACCTGGGCCACGTCTGCAGCGGCCTCGCCTTCAGCACCGGCTATGTCCGGGCCTTCGCGTACGCGTTCGGCCAAACCTTCCTCGATCTCACCGTAACCGAGATCCTGATAGCGCTTCATCCACGTGTCAGCAATCTGGTTCATTGACTCGAGATTGCCTTCGTATTTTTTCAGGAACTCTTTTCCGGTTGCATGGGCCTCACCGGCCTTGCGTCCTGATTCAGCGCTGCCAAGCGCGCTAAGCGCACTGCCGATAATTTGCCCCCAAAATGGAAACAGGTACAGCTCCCAGGGGCAAAGCAGTTTCCGCATTATATTGTGTGGCTTTAACATTGTTTGCTCCTAAGAGGGCAGGTCATCCTTGGTAATAAGGCCAAGGTCAATTAGTTCTTGATAGGTAACAGTCTTTTTCCTGATGTCACCGTTCGGGATCGTGTTCTCACGTGTCTCCAGCATTTCCTTAACAGCAAGAGCCCAGCTGCGAAACCATGCCGGGGCAGTTAAATCAATCGATGGAATGGATCTCATCGCATCACGTCCTGAACCGATGTTCCTAAAATTACTCTATGCAGCGGAAAGCTGCCATCAACTTCAATTTCAACAGTTCGACCACGATAGCCAGCCGGCAATCTCATTGGCTCGTTATCAGTAAAGTAACCATCATATCTGCTTACGCCATCCACGATTAAATGGAAAGAATACTTCGTATCCTCTGGTAACGGTGGAACGATCTCAAGATCGTCGCCATTCACTTCCTGAACATTCACAGCAAATGAGTTGACTGATCCGCCAACAGTGCCAGCAGCTATTTTTGCAGCATTGTTGGCAAGTGCTGTCGTTCTCGCCGCTGTCAGCGCATCAAGTTCGTCTTGAGTTAAAGCCGCTTCAAAATCTCCCACCACTCTCGCAGCAGTAAGAGTCAAATTCATTGGCATTTCAAATTTCTTTGAGCGCCAGAGAAAAGTCATGCGCGTAGCTTCTGCCGCAAATTGATATATATCGTTGTCACCGTTTTCTTGCTGGCAGAAATATAGATAATCGCTTATTTGATCTAGGTAAAAAGCTGTTACGGCACCATTCATGTTGATGGTGGTTAATTCATCTTCTTGAGGCTGATACTCAAGCACATACTGTTCGGTGGGAAGATAGGCAAAATACCGGTTGTCATACCAGATGGCGACCATGGTATTGGGCGCCATGTCCTGCCATTCACGACGAGTATAATATTTCTCAGTGGCCAGTCGTGCGCCACCATCACCGATAAAGAACAGGCCATTTGATGTTGGATAAAGCACCCCGCCCTGGACATCGACTATGCCGCGCTTCTGGATACAGGGTTGCGGGTGAGGCAACTTATCCATGCTCATGGCATCAGGAGAAGTACCGGTTGCTAAATAAGGTGGCCCCTCAGTCGTAATAACAAGCGAATTACCAAACGTACCGAGGCCGACGATCTCGAAATCGGTTACCAGCGTGTACTTGTCAGGCCACGCATACGGCAGGAATGGTTCACAGAAATAGATTGTGTTCCCGGTAAAGCCGGCAACGATACCGTTCGCCATAGACTTTATGCCCATGAGGCCGGCAGGCGGAACATCATAATCCGTGGTCGAAAGAATCTCGCCCAGGTTGGCAGTCAGAATGGCGTCATTATATTGCGGACTGCTGACGTTAATCGTGACCTCAGCCACGAATTGATAATCGGCGCCAGCCGTGCCAGTTGCCACACGATAAATGCGCCATTTTGTTATCGGGACATAATCCAGATAATCAGCGGGGGCCGCATCCATGGTCGTGAGATCCACCGAACCGGTAGAAAAATCAGCCAACACAATGTTTGATGCCGGCGAAGGCGGGCCTTCTTCTCCCCACGCGTTCACATAGGTATAAACGTAGGCCGTATTTTCAGGGGTAGTATGTGTGCTAACTAAAGCTGCTGTTGGAGCAGTCACAGGAGCAGGGACACCAACAACGTAGGAATCTTCTGGATAAATATTCTCGACACGAGTCCAGGTACCGCCAGAAGTATAAGTGGTGAACGTCGTGCTATCGATACCATCCAGAGAGAAAGAGTCGGCATCAATTACAGTGATCTTGTAACGAAGATCGTTCAGCTCAACCATGCCACCAACGCCGGCAATATCGACAAACATTCCGGATGATAGGCCGTGAGCCACGTCAGTAATTACACAAGGGCTGGCCTTACTGGCGCCAGTAATAGATCCGGTCGTAGGAGCACTGACATCAACAAGCGTGCTGTTTGTTACCCTCGGTTTATCCAGACCGGTGAAATAAATACGATCTGTCGTGTCGCCAGCAACAGGCGCCTCAACAACATCAACTTCCTCATTCCACTGTAGCCATTTTCCATCAGGAAACTGGTAGATCGTCTTAATCTCACCAGCAAGGGTAAGAGTGGAAATAAGTTTTTTATTACGCCATGCCTCTACGGCACCGGAAGTAATGCGACAATTTTGCGCTATTTGTGCCTGTTCATTTTTAATATGTCTTGAGCTGGCTCTTGGCCGAATACCGCGAAAGGATGTGATGTCTATTGTTGGCAACTACCTGTCCCTCTTATTGATCCAGTCAACCAAGCATTTTTTGTCGGTAGCGCACACCTGATAATCCTCCATCGCATCTTTGTGGTTGGAGGTCAGATCCTTTTCAGTAATAAACGGCTTTTTCGGGAGCGGCGCCGGCTTGATGCACTCGTCCATACAGCTAATCGGTTTTTGCTCCACCGGCCCAGTTACCGGAGTCGTCCCACACGCGGATAACATCACTATCGTAAGGAATAGAGCAGGTAGCTTTAACATTGGTGAGCCTCTTGTTCAGGTTGCGGAATTTCAATTTAATCCCTTTCTTTTCGGTAGCGGATACGGCAATCACAGCCTCCAGTCGCCCCACTTCGGCGCCGTGCTTCTTGATTACCTTCTCCAGGGCAGACGCCTTCTGTGCCTTGTGATACCAGTTGGTCACAGTGACGCCACCGGCAAAAGCACCAACAATCGCGGCAGCAATAATATAGATCTTGAATTTTGAAAATAGGGCGCCGATCATCTTTTTACTCCAATCTCTATCGAGTCTTTACTGAGTTTGCCGCCGAATTGTTTGAACCAGCCGGCTTGAAATCCATAGGCCATCATGGCGACAACGAAGGCATAGAACAGGTATTTTGGAATGTCCTTCATGGCCCGTTACCACCACCTTTATTACCGCTGTTCACATAGAAACCGAAGATCATGCTAGCAGCACCAACAATCGTAGACACGAAAGCAGCTTGTGAATTGGTTGGAGCAACGAGACCCATGAACCAGTATGTGACAGACCACATCAGGCAACCATAAAGGATGACCATCAGGCGCGGGACTATCCGCCATTCATCTAATTTTTTAGGATCCATTATGCCGCCAATTTCATCCTGTATGTCATTACCAAGTAACCGAAGTAAACCCAGTCGAAATACAGACCGGGATCCCATTTTGGGTCCTTGCGAACCAAGTGGCTCGAGACTTCGCTGTGCATCCGGCAGACATCTGATTTCATGTTGTACCTTTGCATGAGTTCGGCCACCAGCTGTGCGGCAGAGTGGTATTGAATGTCCTCAAACGGGGTATCGTCCATGCCAAAGATCTCAATACCAATCGATGAATCATTGAGACCGCTCTCGTCTCTGAACCGAGACCGGCCAGCATGAAAGGCGATCTTATCCTCTGGCACCCAGCGAATGATTTTGCCATTACGCATACCGCCGAAGTGGGCACTGAATCCGTAATCAACAAGTATCTTGCGGATCGAGGCATAGTTATATGGATCTTCCCTGTTGGTGTTGCGTGCCGAGATCGCGTGAATAGTGATGCTCGTGGGATCGAGTGTTTCCTGACTCCAGCATTTTAGCGGAAGTATATCTGGAATGATTTCAATCATCCTATCTTCCCGTCAGTGAACCAGACCGCTATAGCAATAACCGTAATACCGACTGCCCAAGCCAGCTTTCTAAGGACACTACGGCCGACTTCTTGGTAGATTTTGTTGAAAACTTTATCGGCGGCTTTGTCGGCGGCTTTGTCTGCCGCTCGTTCGGCAATAATTTCAATGAATTCGTCCGGGATTTCATGATAATGCCTCCGTTCAGGGCCATCGTATTTTTTCCCACCCATAAAATTATCCTTGTTTGATTGTTAACTGTTATTAGCCAGAAACAATTTCCTTTTTAGGCCCACCTTTACTGGAAAGCCGCTGGCTTTCTTTAACAATATTGTTTCGCAAAGACTCAACTGCTGCACCGGTCTGGCGCTGCATTTGAGTATTCTCAATCGTTAGAACTGGCCCCCAAGATATTGCGCATCCAAACTCGTCTATCTCCTCTGTGGATTGCGGATTTTTACCACGCAATTGTATGTACCATGGGCAAACAATAAGCACTTGCTCGCCATTTACTTCGCCCGCTTCTTCACACTTACTGCCCAACGGGCATTGCCCTATTACTCTTTTCATATTTACACCGTGTCAACCCAGGTTGAAATTTCGTCTTTGATGTCACTCCAGACATCCAGCGTTGGCCGCCCTTCTTTCTTCGCTATATACATAACTATCCCGCGAACAACCGGATTGGAAATATATTGAGCTTCGGCATTACCCAAATTAACATCCTTGGAAGGATTTTTGGCTGGAGAGGGAGGAGTTTCAAGAGTTGTTGTCTCCCAGGCAGCGACCATGCTTTGAAATAATTGAAACTGACCCGCATTTTTAATGGGACGCTCAAAATGCTTGGTTACAGCATCAACATTTTTCAGTTCAATCATGCCTTCTTCGGCTACAGAATCATATTGAACGGCGTGGATATTCGGCGGTAAAGAAGAACAATCAACGGCACGACTTTCACCATCAATTGTTACCATGTCATCTTCTGGAATAATTGTAATTTTCATATTAAGCGTCCTTCGAGGCGATAATTAAATCGACATATTGCAGATCAAGAGACAGAGTATGGTCATGGGTATTGCCGCTACCCTGACTTCCACTATAAGAAGTAGACCATGCTGTATTATACAAATCCTGTATAGCAACAGAAGTACTACTGTCAGAAGTGGTACGAACTAAAATAGCGTGAGTATGTGCCGCCAATTGTGCAACTGACAATGACCGGGCACCAACCACTTTACCAGAGCCAAACACACTATTAAATGCAGTTGCACCACCTGATCCAGCTGCCCCGCTAACGACACGAAGCGATTTATCGTTGTGAGTGGTTTCTTTCGTCCAGCCCGTTGGTGCGGCAGTCTGTTGCCACACAGCCAACGTACCGGTATCAATGGCATCAATTTTATTACCGGTAGACGACATGCCGGTAGCACCATCGATGTTATTCAACTCGGCGGCAGTTGATGTAAGTAATGTCCCGCCTATCTTAACCCCGCCGGTAAAGTCTTTCTCGCCAGAGATCGTTTCCGCGACTGTTTTCTGGCTGAACTCAGTTAGCAGCCCTGCCGTAACTCGAAGCTCAACTGCTTCACCGCCAACATAGGTCTGTGCCGCAGGAGCGCCAAGAGCAGTTTCCTGCCCACGAACAACGGTCAGCGCATCAACAGATCGGCCAGTACAGTAACAAACCTCGGCAGTACCATCCGACTTCTGAATAGTAATGGCGAAATGTTCATTGGCTCCTGGTGACGGGAACAATGTGCCATCGCCGGGATTAACATTGATGGTGGTTGTCGTGTCGTCATGCGCCCCGTTGAGGGTCGTAAACGCCCGATTATTAATTAAGAATTTATCAGTCATGGTTTCACCTAAGTAATGGAAACATCCCAGTCAATGACCATCGTATCGAGGGCACCTTTGTTAACGACACTGAAAGTGACGCGAGCAAGCATCTCTCCTGCACTTGGATCATTAAAGATCCCGGCCTCAGTCAGAGCACCTGTTCCAACTCCCGGCCCGAACGTAGCCGTGTATGTCGTGGTGGCAGAAGCCACGCCAGTTGAATCTAGGGCCTCGCGCGCGCTCTCTGTCTCGAGAGCGGTATTACCCACCACCGGAGAAGTGGTACCGGTACCAACCGCCATGTGAGACATGTCTGCCGGGTCTGTATCGTCATCGATGCGCTGCGCGATCCAAGCCTTACCGGCAGTAACGACAAGGTTTGTGGCGAGAATGTCCTCTTTCAGTTCACCATAAGGATCGTAAAGCCGGATCCTGGGCGCACCCTTCATGCGAACGCTCTCGACTACTTTTGATCTGTTTCTCATATTATTACCTCTTGCTTGCTTCCGTTTACTGGCAAGCGATTAACAAAACTACCGTTGACGGCACCGGCACCGGATTCACTCAGAACCATGCTGCTTATACCGTCTGATGGTGTAACTGTGTCGTCCAGTTCTTTGTTGAAGTTCTTTGCAATCTGATCGACTCCTGCCACCGAATCATCAAATGACCGGAACCAGCTTATCGTGAATACGATAGCGTCAGATGCCCCGGCATAATCATCGGGAAAACTGGTTAAATTGAAATACAGCGTATCAACAGGATCCACCGAATCCTGAATAATTTTGGTGAAGGTTTTTGCAACCTGTTCTAGCAATACCGCATCATCTGAAAACGAACGATGCCTGCTGTCGTAATCTGCATATACTTCGGCAAACAACTTACGATAAGTCGCTTCAAATGCAGGATTCACATAATTTAATATCAGTCGATAATTCAGACTGTTTTGTGCCAGAGATACGTTGACAGGCCGTGGCTTCTGATAATTAACAACAGCCTTATAATTGTTTGGTGAAATCGGATCCTGGTTTACATCAACCGCTCTTGGTCTAACATAGGATGCGGACGCTGAAATCATTAGTTAAAACTTTCGATTATCTTAAACTCAAGCTCCTCGGGAACGGTCTGCGTATCACCATCGAAATCGATCTCGATCTGACCTTCATAACGACCGACATCATTATCCAGTACGCCGGCAGGCCAGGGCATTGTCAACTGGCCGGTGGATCCGCCGCCAACCTTGGTGCAAGGCATCGTGGAAAGAAGGACATCGCTATTGCGCGCACGGAAAAGTACGTTAACAGTCGTGGTGCCGGCAGACAGATCAATAGGATCCCAGCTATCAGGATCAGAAGGATCGCCGGTATTGGCATCTTTCAGAGTAAGCTCGAGACTCGGAAGCGCGTCACCCTGTACAAGCTCAATTACTTCACTCATGCGATAGGCCTCATGGCAGCTTGACGTCTGCCTTTCGTGCTATTACGACTGGCGCGAATCTTGGCCCGATTCACTCCACGATAAAACGCGGTCTTGCACTGTGCAGCTGCAGGCGCGTTATACCAGTCACGCGTTTTCATGTTTAGGAGCCGCATCTTGGCGCCGTGCGCGATCTCCTCCACCCATTTGTTATAGAGATAGTCCGGGCCTTCATAGCTATCGCGCGTCGGCGCAAGCGTAACGCCTACAATCAAGCCGTTGGTAACAGCCGTCTCCGGTATCCGCACAATTCTGGCCGTGGACTCGTCGATCATATAAATCCACTCCACTGTGCCGGTCAGCGTGCGCCAGACTAGCCGGCCTTCACTGGCGTCGAGCATATCCTCGTCGGTAGTCGTTAACTTGGATTTGCCGCCATTGGCATCGATCAACCTGCCCCAGCGCAAGATAATAACCTGCGACCCAGAAGGAATATCGAGCGGATACTCGGCTTCATCGACAGCAATATTGAGTGGATCCAGCTCTGCACGCCAGCTCTCGCTCATGGTGCAGAACTCAATTGCAGCATTGCGGACGGCGTTGATTGCCACCTGTTCAGGGCAGCCGTCGGCCTCGATCAACACCTCTGGCAGATAATCTTCCCAGTTTTTAGACATTCGGCTTTACCTCTTTACTGGGTGAGTACATGGCGTCAACCTTGGTCTTGATGCCAAGGCTGTTGTAGAAATCCTGTAAGTAGCCGCGTGATCTTGCCACGCTCGTTCTTGATTCGACTTCCTTTGCGAAGGCCATGTGCAGCATATACTGACGAACGGGTTGCTGATAAATATCGGCAATGCCAAGCACGCCGGCATCGACATCGGCCACATCTGTTGGCGCTTTCGATGCAGCTACCTCGATGGTGACTGCCGTTATCGCGTGTGCAGCCGGATCTGTATAAAAATAGGCTGGCACCTTCTCGTTATACATGACCTCACGGATGACAGTCTTACCCACAGCCGAGTGCCAATTACGATTAAACAGGTCGTGACTGGCACGATCCACCATTCGGATGGGGCGCCCGGGCGTGAGCCCGTCTGCGCCCATGTTTCGGATTACATCAAGCAAGCGTAACTGACCGCTGGCGAGCGAGTGCCTTGTGTTGCCAGGGGTCAGTGTCACATTCTCGATAACAGAGTTCGCATCGGGGCGCACAAGCACGACTTGGAGCTGAGCCGCGTTGATGTAGCGGAGCATGTCCGCGTCATCCCACGTGACCTTGTCATCATCGTTCAGCTCTTCTTGTACCTGGATAATAACTTCCGATGCTGTCGTCATTTAATCCTCTCCGTTACCTGCCGTAAGTGCGGCAGCTGCTTCCTTGTGCTGGTCAACAATCTGACGCGCCTGATGTCGCAGCGTGTTCAAATTGTTTTCAGGATCCAGTTTGAAATCATAGGTAGCCGCCATAAATTCAATCAGATCGTCTTTCCGCATCATCTTGATATTGTTCTTTGCGACTGGCGCTTCCGGCGCTTCCTGGTTCGGGTTTTGTGATGCCGGCACGTCATGGCATGGCGTCATGTCAGTACGCTTTGCAAGCGAATCCGTCCACGCATAGACATAACCATCCGGCCCTTTCAAATAAGGTGTCTTCTCCGGCATTTCTTCAGGTTTTCTTAGAGCCATTTCTGTCTCCTCTATTGTGTTGATATAAAAAAAGCCCCTACGGAGCCGCCTAAAAAGTATTGTTCTTTATTTTATTGGCTCGCGCCGTTAGTAATTGCAGGTTGTGTTCACAATGTAATCCACAAACCCTTGAATGCTGTAGAGGAACGATATGATCTACTTCAACCTTCTTTCCTGTACGTTCCTGCTCAAGTTTTGCGAACCTATAAAATAAAGCTATGTATTTGGTATTGGCCCATTTTGGTTGGGCGCTTATCAGTTGCGCTTGCCGATTTCGAGTATGCGCTGCGCGCATAATCTTCGTTTCTGGTTTGGCGCGATAACGGTCGCGAATGGCCCTGGCCTTATCTTTGTTGCGGTGGTACCAAGATAAAAACTGTTTTGTGCTGTTGGCACCATTGTGCTTGGCCCGATACTCAGGATTTTGCATCCGGCGCTGATGGCTAGCTTTCGATTGAGCGTTCCGCTTTTCTCTATTAGCCAAATGATTCTTACGCTTGTATGTCTTCATGCAAGGTTTACAAGAATAAGAACTCTTCCCCCCGCAAAAATCTGCGGGAGGAAGAACTTTCTTACATATACTGCACGTTTTCACGGTCAGGATTTTACCCTAACTCAGCCCTTTTTTGCATAGAGGTGAGTGAGGTATTTTCCCTCTACGACTTTAAAACCGTAAACGTTCAGACCACGGATCAACTGACCGAACGAGTTCGGGTTCGGCAATGTTTCCATCTTGGTCATCTGTGCAGCAAAGGTCAGACCAGCCTTGTGACCGGCGATAATGTTGTAAACAGTACCTCCATCACTGGTCGTCGCAATGTTGTTGGACATGTAGATCATGAAGCGATCAACCATGCCAATACGGCCGTTACGGAGAATAGAAGTGCTGTCACCGGAAAGACTTGCGTCCTTGATGTCAGACTGCTTAATCATTCCGCAAACCCAAGCCGGCAGCACCAACCAGCGGCCACTTTCCGGCACGTTCTGCTCGTCGAGAACAGAGCCCATATCCACGATGTAATCGAGGACGTTGGCCTTGTTCAGCGAAACAGGAGAACCGGTTGTGCCAAGGTTGTAGCTGCTGGACTTGCGACCAGCGGTTAAGCCTTTATTTTCCGCATGAACATCGGAGTAGATACCTGCAAGTACATCCAGGTCTACGGCGATCTTCATCTGTTCACCGGCATCACCAGCCCAATCATCCATGATGTCAATGTCGGCCTGCATCTCGTCCACGTTATCAACGCGGAAGGCAAAGTACTTGCCTGTATCGATAGGCAGTTCGACTGCTGGGTTGGTTGGCTCTTCGTAGTTCAAAGTGCCACCGATAGTGTAATCACGAATCGTGATCGTAGGTGTGGTGCGAATCACCACGTTGTCGCCCATGTTACGGATTTCACCTTCGTCAGTCTTGTTATCCGTAAAGTTTTTTATCTTTACGTTCTTGCGGTTTTAATTCCCGCAAGCTCAGACTATCTCATCACCCAATAATGGGGTTAGGCGCTCTTGTTGTAATAGAATCTTTGTTTATAAGACATGCTTGGTATGACAAACGGATGCACTATCTCATGGAATTTCTTACCCTCTTTGTGAAAACATCTTATAGAGTAAGTCCCATTATCTTTAAATGTTGTAAATTTTATACTCCATGTATCTTTAAAATATTTACAAACATTCTCAGCGATTTCTTTAGTGCAACACAAGTGAATATTAGTTCTTGCCGAACTGCAGGTACCGTCAAGGTATTTGTTGTTCGCAACAATTGAACCATCATCCATATACCATATTGCTAGTGCTTCTGGTGTCAGATATTTAAGCATCCTTGGTTTGTATTTATCTGGATACATCCATTTCCGAAGAACCCTAAAATACCTATGAGACTTTTCAGCCCTTACTTGGTTATACCAACTGCCATCAGGCCACACATGCCTACAATCAACAATAGATGGTTTTTTGCCACCCAATAAAGAATGTAGCAGGGACACCTTATGCTCAAGGTATGCCCTTTGTTTTGCTGTGTGACATAATTTTAGAGCTAACTTTTTTGCGTTAGGTCTGCGTTTATCTATATGGATATAACCATCACCAATTACTAAAGCGATTAGCAACGCCTTCTTTCTTTGCTCCATAACAACCTCATGGCTTGGAGTATTTATTCCATTACATTAGTCGTTGAACCTTCCTCTTTCAAGGCTTGGCTGCGGATTCCCATTTCAGGGTTCCCGCAATTCACCTAATTTAATCGAGAGGATTTCTCCTCAAGTGACCTATTTAGGTAAGTCAGTGTTGGCGATAGACCCAAAAACCGTTGCGTCATAAAACTTCTCAACAAGTTTTCCCGCCCAAATTTCCGGAATAAATTTTCCAGAAGAGGCTGAGCTTAGGTCTGTGTAACCCGAACTGCGAGTAATACCAGCCATGTTATTTCTCCATGGTTAGTCCCGCAACTGCCTGTCTTTATGAGGCGTGTCGTCTCTCGCGTACACGCCCTTGTGCGCCAGCTGCGAGAATGTCTTTTTCAATCCTCTTAGCCTCGGCTTTTCCTTCTTTGGTTTTTTTGTACAGACCCGACTGCTTATCGCGATAGAACTGCGTTATCTCGTCGGTGTACCAAATGCGCGCCATTACTTCTTCTTCGTCGCCAACAACCGGTTGCCCAGCGCCAGCAGTGTCCTGGTGCACATGTTCTTCCAGATCAGCCGCGGTGACAGAGGGACTCTGTTCGCGCGACTCCAGCCAATCGGTAAAGAATTTCGCAGTACGATTAACGTCACCATCGCTAAACGCCTTTTGCAGAAATACGTGTCGGATTTCGCCGGTACCTGCGTGTTCTTCCTCAAGCCAGCTTAAGAATCCGGGATGACGGTTTACCTCGCGCCAATTGGCGCAAATACCGTCAAGACCTTCGTAAAACTCCTGCTTCGTCGTTTTCGTGGCCGTCTCTTCGATAGTGCTGAAAGACCGCTGCACTGATTCAAGTTGTGATTTCAGGTCGATAACCTGCTTTGCCAGGTCGGTAGTCGGATCCTGGGCGCCACCAGACACACGCGTAATCAGGTCAATCAACTTCTGACCGTACTCGTCCACATCAGCTTCAGTGACCTCGACTTTCCGAGATTCGTCAGCACTTGGAGTAGCGGCAGCGTCGGTGATCTGGTCACGCAGCTGGTTTAGTTCAGTTTCCAGCGTATCCAACCTAGCTTGCTGGGTTTTCGCCTGCTCACGCAGAGGGGGGACAGTATCATCGTACTTACGCTTCATGCCTTCGTAGCGTTTGCGCCAGTCCTCTTGAGTGGCTTCCGGCAATTTGCCTTCAGCTTCCTTGGACTTGACGCCTTCACCTTCGATGGCACCAGCATCAGTCGCGGGCTTACCTCCGGTTTCTTCACCGGGGGCAGGTTCGGAGCCTGTCTGGGCCTTCTGTTTGTCGATCTCTTCAGGGGCTCCACCGGCTTTGGCCTCCGGTGTGCGTGCCTTGACTAGATCTTCCTGCAATTTTGCAGCTTCTTTCGCTTGTTTCTTTACGTTTTTTGGAGTTGCCATAATAACCTCGCAAGGCCGTCTCGGTTGGGGGTCGCTTTCGCGGGTCTACCAGACGGGAGTTGCTATAAAGCCCGAAGGCCGCCTTTTCATCCAGCCAGTGCCGTTATGCGTGTAACGCATACGGGATCTGGTCGGAAAAAATCAGCTAGTGCCTATGCACTAATTCTTTCGATTTCTCTATCTTGTCCAACAGCTCTTGAAGGGTCTGCGCCGAGCCTTGGACCTGTCGCAAGAGAGCTTCATCAAGCTGGTTGTCATTTTCAATTCTGGTATCGTTGAGTGACTTCTGGAGCCACTCCACGATATGAGAATCTACCTGGGTCAATGCCCGTAATACCTGATCGTCTGCTTTTCTAATCGTCATCGGCCATCATCACCAGTAGTAAAAATTCTTCATCATCGGCAAAAAGCTCGCGCCTCAACCTCTCGGCTGCGCGGATCTCTTTGATCGCTCTCGTCACCAGCGCCTTGCGTGCTGCCTTCCTGCCGACCGCCAGCTCTTTCCTGGCCATGTCTATCCGCTTTTCCAGCTCGGCCTTGGGTAGCAGTTTAAGCGCCTGAAACGCCGTAGGAGGCTTGCCCTCGAGGATCGCGTACTCTTCACCTTCGATCCGTAACAGCACCTTATCCGGGACAGGAGCGCGCTCCACAGGCACAAATACGTCCTTCGCCCGGAAAGTGGGTGGCCCCTTCTTTTTTCTGATCCAAATCTTGTGTGCAGCGACCTCAAACTGGGCTTTGCCACCACCAACACCGGCCACATCCTCGACTTCGACCGCTATCACCACGTAGGGGCCGAGACCAAACGTACACAGGGCTGAGCTGGGGCCAAGACCCCTGGTGGTCAGCATTAGCCCAGCCTGTCTCTGCGATTAACGGCATTACCCTGATACGGCGTTGTACCGCCCACGTTCTCGTAGATATTGGCAGTGTAGAGCACGGTCGTACCGTCATCGTCATAGACAGTCATAATGCCCGTCACTGGATCGGTGACAGTCTTGTTTCTTAACAGTTTTTCCAGGGTAGTGAATCTTGTCTGGTCAACAACTTCTATTGATGAATTGTTCGTAATCTTGGTCGCTCCGCGTATTACAATATTTGATGCTGTCGCCGTACAACTGGCGTCGATTGTCACATGCGTACCTGTGCCATCGATGGTGACGTTGATCGCCGTCGTGATGTTGAGCAGCTTTATGCCGCCCTTGTGATGATGCACGATCAAATCTCCAGACGTTCCATTTACGTCAAGACTGAAAGTGGTCACGCCGGCAACACCACTATCGGTACTAAGCAGATGAATATCTTGATCGTTGTCGGCTCTGAGCGTTAGATCTCCGAGGAAAACCACGTCCTTAAATGTGCTTATGTTTGTCGTACAGCCCACGCCCGTGACGCCGTTGACAGCGCAATGGTGGGCAAACAGGGCACCACTCATTGACCCCTGAATACAGGCGTCCTCAACCGACATATCGCCTGTATCAGCACTTGTAAAGGTAATAACTGTCTGAGACTGGTTATCGCCAATCAGTTTGTAGTTATCGAGCGACTTCGTGGCATCGAAGCCAGCGCTTCCCTTGATCCTGATCGTGTCGAAATTCTGGGCTTCGAGCACAGTAACGGCGTCGGTAATATTGGCGACGGGCTCAAGATAGGTGCCGGCCAGATCGCTGGTAATCGGTACGCCGTTCACTTCGTCGTATATGACCTGACCATTAAGTGAGGCCAGTTCCAGCGTGGTCTTAATGGTATCGATGTTCTGCGTAATCGGCTGTATACCTTGAACAAGCACAGTAAATGCGCCAGTTGTCGGTATCAATATTGGCAGTGATGAATCTTCTGGAGACAAGTTTCCAGTAAGAAGAATAGCTATATCTTCTTCTGGCGGCTTGATCCTCCATCCAAGGTCATTCTGAATAAAGAAATAAGCGCCGGCATCAACGCCTGGAGTCAGGCTATCACCACCAATAGTGCGGAAGGCTTGCGGATACCGCATGTTCCCGGCAAGCTGCCAATTTTTCCACGCCACGTAAAGCCCGTTCTCGGCATCAAGAGTTGTTACGCCTGCTTCAAGCGTAATGATTAAATTTTCACCGTCAAACGAGACAGGCATTTATCCACCCCCAATTCCTGCCTTTACGGATGGAGGATATGGTTGATTGACTAACATTAAATTTCCTTGCCAGCTTTATTCCGGTTCCATATTTATGGTTTGATTTTAATATTTCTAATACTTGTTTTTCGGTTAAAATCGCAAAATGCTGTTTCTCTCCTCTAAGTGTTGAACCATGCCTTTTTGCATCTTCACCATTATCCTTATGAGAACCATAATATAAATTATTTATATCGTTGTTTGTTGCGTCACCATCTTTATGCAGTACAAGCAATCCATTGTTGTCACCTAAAAAAGCATTAGCAACAAGTCTATGAACTTTAGCTATTTTATTCTTCCTGTCCTTAGCTAAAGATACATGGGTAGATACAGTTCTACCGTTTTGAGTTTTATTTCCAGCCTTTAATATATTTCCACCAACCTTTCTGCCCCTGCAATCAATTCTCTTAACCGATTTTACAAAACCAGTATCTGAAATTTGATAAAATCCCTCATAACCAATAATGTCTTTGAATGTAGCTGTCACGTTGCATTCCTGTTAACTAATTGGTTTATTTCAATCGTTGTGTCCGCACTCGGCACAGTGTAGCCATCCTTGCGGATTGTCTGATAAAACGGTTCATCCCCGCTCCAGTGGTGAATTACATAATCCACAACCGTTCCTGCCGATGCTGACCATGCAAAATTCCTGTTATCAGCCGACCCTGCGGTCGCGTCCTCGACACCGGCAATCTCTGTATTTGTGCCAGCGTTATAAACACGTACTTCGGTATCGTCCTTCATCTTGTCGAAGGTGACGTTGATCGTATTTACTACCGATACAGTTCCGCTAGCTGTATTAGAAAATTCTGCTTGTACCGGGTCTGAACCACCGGAAGCATTTATTGTTATGTCAGCATTTGTGCCGGAATTGATGCCGTGCCAAATAGTGCCAGACGAATAGTCGCCAAAGAATTTGAATCCCACCAGATCAACGGAATAATCCCCTGTGTATGGGAAATCCAGCATGTACTGTGTCGTAGGAGCCCCTGACGTAATAAAGTTAAGATTCTTCGCGTTATGCGTTAGCACTCCCGCGCTTGGCGTCTGCGGAAAATTGAGACCGTAGTTGTTTGTTGGCCCTGTTGGATCAATGATCGAGCTGTTTAATAGTTCTGCCCCACCATTTGTCGTACCGAGATCAATCTCGCCACTGGTGACGAAAGATGCAGAAACAATAGAAGTCTTGCCATTATCATCAAACGACAGCTCCTCCTGTGCGTCGGTAATCGTCAAACCATATAGCTTGATAGCGTTGCTGGCGTTGCCACCCAAATTAGTAGCAAAATCTATGTTCCATGCCTGTCCTGCTGTCAGGATAGAGCCGCCATTCACTCCTTGTCGGTCATCACCAGAGCCAACAACTGTGCCTAAACGTAATGCGGTTATACCCGAGGAACTACCGAGGCTAAATTTGTACCATGATGAAGATACTGGCAGATCTGCCCATACGAAAGTCGAACCAGCGTCATTGAACGTACACGCTGCGGTCGCGTCATCATTGAACTGAATCGGCCCCTTTCCCACAAAGACCCCGGCCTGCTTATCCAGCAACCCATGGTTGGCGGCATCCACCAGATCGTAAAGTTCTTGCGTGGCGTTATCGGTGCCATAGGTGCCGGTATCGGGTGTGCCGGTAACAACCAGACCAGACGTGCCGTAGTGCATTAAATCAATATGACAATTATCGTCCAGTGTTTTGGTAAGCATTTTGAACCCAACACCAAGATCGTCAACATCCGTAATATCTGCATTGGTTCCATTATTGGCGTCAGGCGTTCTGCCAACATCCACCACAAAATAAGCCCAGCCACCTGAGTAGGTATCACTGCCACCAACATAGAAATAAGACTCATAACCGTTGGTGATGTCTCGGATGGCAATCTGGATGCCGCCATTGGCTTTGGTATCTACGTCACCCGCATTAGAGATACGAAGCCAGACGCCTATGTGGTAGCCAGTCATATCCGCTGGCGGGGCGGCTACAGTGTTGAAATTATAAAGAGTCTCAATATCAACGTCATAACCGACATAACCCGTACCTTCACGCTGGCCTTCGGTATAATCAGAGGTTGTACCCTCATCCCAATCGGCGGCATTGCCATCTTGAGTAGCATAAACCGTCATTCCATTTGCGACTGTTAACGCCATTGACTCGCCCTATGATGAAGAACAATGCCGGCAGCAACTTCGGCGTGCAGTGGTGTCAACGTATTGATTGAGATCGCGTCTTTCACATCAAGGCCACCATAATCGGAACCAAATACATAAACTGCGTTCTCAGGATGTTTGAGACTTTCCAGTGATCTGCCACCTTGTTCAATATAAACGACCTCACCCTCGGCTTTCCCAAGAGCCTTTTTCAGTGTGGAAAATGTCTTGAATGTGATTTCGGCATCGGACATTTTTAACGGTTCGTCCGTCACACAGTAGAGCGTATGGATACCGAACGCCTTACAAGTTAACCCCCATCGAGCGAGAAGTTTTTTTCTCGCGTGAGGGTTATCAAACCCTTTCGGGGTCTCCCAGTGAAAGATAACGGTAGTCATTTTTACGTTCGGCGGCTTATGAGTAGTTGCGCTCTGTCGCACTAAAGAGAGGTATTGTCAGCGGTGTTCCTGAAACAATCGAGGACACAGGTGAGTCGATGTACTGCGCTCCACTTGCGCCGATAGCCTTGGCCTTCACAGAGGTTGTGGTAGAAACCGTGCGGCCACCCTGAACATTGTCATCAAAGGCAAAGTTAGCAGTGATGTCAGCCGTGAAGTCACCGGAGAACAGAGTGGTGATTGTCACGGTCGGACCTGTGGCCTGCGTCGTGATCGCAGACGGGCTTGCCCTCTCAGGTGAGACAGTAAGTGTAGTCGCGCTTGCAGTCAGGACTTCCCAAAGACCATCATTCAGGCCTGATGTCGAGCCTTCGATCTCGATACGGTCTCCAACCGAAAAGACGCCGAACTCTGAACCAGCAGAAGTAATGGTATCGGTAGCAGTAAAGGAAACGTCAGCACTGGTAGCCACACTGACATTAGTATGGACGATAAGGGCGTCTGGTGTATCAACACAGTTTTGATCTATGTCCGCCGCAGTCGCGGTGACAGCGACGATAGTTGCCCCGTCATATCTGACGACTGTCCAATCACTGCCGGGAGTGGTCTCTGCGGTGATTTGATAGACTCCGTTCATGGCGTCATCGCCTCCTGTCAACCCGCCTACGCGAACATAAGACCCTACGCCAAGCTCGGAGTTATTAGGTAAATTGCTACCCGCAGAAGTAAATTGTCCGCCGCCGGCTGTGCCTATAACCAGATCCGTTAATGTTGCTTGAGCGGTGCGGATCGTGCGGTCAAAATACATATCGTATTCAGACGCGGTGTCATCGATGACGATAGAGTTACCATCGAGCGTGATCGCAATAGATTCTGGCTTGGAGCGCAGGGCACCGGTATTGTCCCAAAATTGGGTGGCGTTATCACTGGCCGCGTTCAGACTGTCGATAAAGAGACCGCTGCCGCCCCCTTCCGGGTTGGTCGGGAAGTTAAGACCACCGTCACCAGAACCGAACTCAGCGGTATCGCCGTTGAACCTGGCCATCAACTCAATGGTTCTGCCCATGTTAGTCCCGGCTCCGGCATCGATGTCGGTCAGTTTACGCAACTGGCGTTGCAACCACTCGAAGCACTCAATGTTGGTACCGTTGTTGCCGTCCATAATGAAGCCGAAGTTGTACGGACCACCGACCAGACCACCACGGGATTGACCAGAAGAATAGAACGTAAGACTCATTCCGGTGTATGGCGTATTGGCATCGATATTGGCGTCGGTCTCACTGATCTTGAGATCGGTTGCGTTCGCCAGCGGGAAGCTGAACACGAAGTTACCGAGAGCAGTTTTACCAGCACCGGCAAGGTTGGATTCACCGAATGTCTTACCGTTAGCGTCACCATCCCGAACCCGGATACCATTTCGGAAAGCGTTGTCATTGTTAACAGATAATCTGGCTGCGGTGTCAGCAGCATTAGCCGTAAGCCCAGAAGTCGTTAACACAAGAGCGGAGACCGCTGTCAACGTCCAGTCACCATCATTACCAGCATCTTCCGCAGCCCTGATATTTACCTGACCGCCAACCTTGTAACCTTCTGTGACAAACGACCCACCGACACGAGTGATCGTGGTTGCTGTAATATCAAGATCGATCTGTGCCTGTTGTTCGTAGAAACGGATAGCCTCGTTGGCAGGTCCAGCAAAATCCAGATCAAATGTGTCGTCTACAGTTGTGTCAGTACCAAACTGACCAAAGGGAGTGTCGTTGGCAGCGTCCTCGAACGTGCCCAGCGTAATCATGCAGAATTCACGTGCAACCGTTATTCCATTGGCGTCAATCTCATCCCAGCCCATATTCCGTAGCAATTTCCGGGTACGGATATTCGGGGTAAAAGCGGTTGTATCTACCCATGTCCACCCGTTGTTATTACCGGATGAATCCTGACCCATGATGTACTTGCCAGCGTCCTTATCAATGGCATTCATAGGGAAGGGGGCGTTAGCAATAACGTAGTTGTCGTTCTTCCATTCCTGCATGAAGAACGAATACATGGCGTCGCCATTGACACCATTCGAGTCAGCGTTGCCCTGTTCGATGACGTAACACGCCAGATTAGCCAGATCCAGGTGGACAGATTTCTCTGTGCTGGCGCCTGTCGCGCCCAAGGTGGTGATGGTCTCAGCACCGGCTACAACAGGCGTACCCGGCGTCACCTTGTCGCACTCGTAGTCATCGGTGGAAGTCGTGACCGTGACGACCTGATACAGGCCGTTGTTGACCGACTGACTGTGGTCTCGTACCTCGAAATACTCAAGCGCGGCAAGGGCTGGTAGATTGTTTGCCGCGCTGGTATGGATGCGTATGTCGGCGCCCGTACCGGTGGCAAAGATGGCGCTCGCAACGCCGAGCACATCTCCCTGTGATAGCGACGTTCTGCTAGTGACTAATGCCATTATTTAACTCCCAATAAGTTTCCGTACAGCACGTACACAACAGCGCACGCAATGATTAATAGAACCAGTCCGGCAACCGGTCGGTCATCGAAGGCCTCGGTTGGCTTGTCGTGGTTGGCTGCGGCTCGCCGGCAATGGCCCTGATCCACCAGATCCAGAACGGCACAAACAAAATGAGCGAGAGCATTGTCGTGATTAGCAGCCCAGCGACCGGCGCGACTAGATATCGTCTCGCGCGGGTTGCCACCAGCCAGTGCATTACCGAGGTAATCAACGGCACGAAGAATGTTTGCGACATATTTCACCATGACTAGAAGCCCATGTAGGTGGTGAGATCCGGAGCCGTGGCACCGGCAAAGAGCAGGCGCGCCCACTTGGCACCGGCAAAATCAGTGGCCTCAATGCCGTCAGCCGTAAGTCCGGTCGTGATCGTAAACGGGTTGCTCTTGTCCTGCTCGAAGCTGACCTGCATGTGCAACGTGCCGCTGCCCCAGGTACCAACGCCAGCAATAGACGGCAATTTGGGAGACCGCAGGTCAAGGTGGTCGGGCTGGATCCATTCGGACGTGAGATTGCTCTGCAACGTGACCGTGCCTTCCGCCTCGGTGGTGATCGTCTGCTCGACGGTAGTAATGACGCCATCGGTCACGGACAAGACAGTGACAGTGATCTGGTTACTGGCTGTGTTCGTGATCGTAAGCTTGTCACCAACGGCAAAGATGCCGAGCCCGTCGGCGCTGTCGGAAATAGTATCCGGCGCCGTGAAGCCGATAGTGGCGACATCAAGCTCTTGAATTACGTTTTTAATCGACATTACTGTTCTCCGTTTGTTCCACGTGGAACCTAAGTTGTTGCTTCTGCTGGGATTTCTGTCATTTTTGCCTGCTTGATCTTGCCGCCGGCATCACGGCCAGTGACGTCGATAATCTTCTCCACCGCCCCCGTCTTGGTATCGACGTGAATAATCACGTTTTGAGCCGGTTGCTGAACCGGAGCCGATGCTGCTTTGGCCTCGACAGCACTGCTCTGCTTATCCTGACGCTCGACAGCCCTGACCTCGTTCTTGATCTTCTTGAGATCGCGCAAATGCGATAGACGGGCCTTATAGCGCTCGAGCTTCATCTGCTCGTCGGCCTTGCGTCTGTCTTCGGCCATACGGGCCTGAGAGATCCGCTCTTCCATGGCGAGCTTGTCCTTGTTCTGTTCCACGACCTGCTCGGCCTGCTGATCGGTACGCTCGTACTCGAAGTCCATGCGCTCCTTGTGCTGGGCCTTGTCCTGATCCAACTTCTGCTGGCCCTGCTCTTTTAACAGCTCGATCTTCGCCATGTCCGGATTTGGCCCCTCGTCCTGGCTCTGCTCCTTCATGCGCGCCAGGAACTCGTCGCGCGGTGGCACCACCTTGTCGTGATCCACGTCCAGGTTCTTGACGGTCTCGCGCAGGATCTCGGCGCGACCTTCCGGCCCCATGATTTGCAGGTCTACCGGGTTGTTGGTCATGCCCAGGAACTCGTTACGTCGTATCTGCTGGGTTTCCTTCATAAGCAGGGCATTACTGCCGCGGGCAATGATCTTGGCATCACCCTTGATGGTCTTGTCCGGGTCGAAGAGCATGTTGTGGGTGAACGCCATTTCGATATTGGGCTTAATCGCGCCCTTGTCCACGTTGGCAATCGCCAATTTTATGCCTTTGCTGGCTGCGTTCATCAGCATGGACAGGCCGGAAGCTGTGTTACCGGCGCCACCGATCTTTTCATTGCCGTAGGCGTAGCGCGGGATATTGGTAGCGTCGTCGGCCTTTTTCTCGAAGGCATCGAACACGGCTAGAAGCTCGCCAGCGTTTGAGCTGGGCTGGAAGAAGTTGATGGCGGGCTTGCTTTGGCCGGTCTTGTCGTTGGTGGTCTGCCAGATCTTCCACGGATAAGGCTGTTCGATGACCTCGCCCTCGGGCAAGCGATCTACATTGACCTCGATCTGTGGCCCGGATGCCATGCCGAGATTATTGGACAGAGCGCGCGCGGTAGCGTTACATATGCGCTGGTGGTCTCGCATAAGGTAGGGAACGGACACGCCCCAGAAGGCGCCCGGTATGTTCTGGAAGCTGGTCTTGTGGTAGGGACGGCGCTTGAGCGGGTCGTTATTGACCACGGCTCGGATAATGTGACGACCGACCAGAATGGCGTCAACATGGTACTCGGCGAGCGGGTCCGGGATTTTCTTCGGATCCATGCCCCACTCGAGCAAGGTCAAGCCTTGGGCAGATCCCCAGTAATGGATGCCATCGATAGTGTTGGTATCTGCTCTGAGCCACCAGTTTTCCTTGCCTTCGAGCTGTGCCCGCTCATAGTCACGCCAGAGCCAGTCACGGAGACCGCCTCGACCATATTCGTCCAGCACTTTCTCGATATTCTCGTCTGAATAGCCTTTCAGGCCTTTCAGGTTATAGATCTGCGCCCTGGTGTAGCGAATACGCTCAATCAGGTTGCCGTCATTGATCTTGCTCGATTCCGGGCTCGGATACATGTCGAATGGCGAGACACGCTCCCATTCAAGCCTTTTCTCCATCTGCACGTCGGGACTGACTTCGCCGCTGATACCCATATTCCACTTCAGGGTGCGGCTATTTTTCAGTACCGGCCCCTTCATAAAGGCGGCGCTAAACGTGCAGAAATCGTCCACAAACTCGTCGAAGGCATCTTCCCAGCCACCTTCGGCCATCTGGTCTTCGATCTTTTCCTCCATGCCCTCAGCAGCTTTGCGAGCGATCTCGTCCAAGGCCTTCATAACCTCGTCACGCATGGTCGACGCTCGGCCCATGACGTCGTCATCGGACATGCCTTCCGGCATGGTCTGGGCAATGCGTTGGGCAATGGCCTGATTTGCCCAATCTGGCAGCTCCGGGATAGGTGTCGGCGTCAAACCCCACGGCTTGTCGCCGGCAGGCATGAGAATGTCTCGTATCCAGGCAATAGCGGCTCTGACCTTGGTGCTGGTCAGCATCATAAAGATCTCGCTCCCGCCCTGCTCGCGGATGCTGGTGAGCGTCTGCGTGTCGTAAATACCGTTGCGCTGGCGCAGGGCGTCAAGCATTTCGTCCTCGACCCGCTCCTTGGCCTGTCGATTGATCTCCCACGCCTTTTGGACAATGCGCGTCAACCCGGCCGTGATCTCCTCGTCTTGCAGGACTTCGAGATCTTCATCCATTTTCATCAGCTCTTTGTTGCCGGTGATGCGAATGAGTGACGATTTCGGTTTGCCTAGAACGGCGCCATTACTGGAAGGGAGGGCTTCAGCCATTTATTTGTTCCGAGTTGTCTACGGCCAGCTTGAGAACAGGCTCGTCTATCACCTGATCCCGGATCGCCTGCGCGTATGCTTCAAAGACATCTGCCATTTGCTCGGCAGTAATCCCTTGCGGGATAGCCGTGTGCAGAGGCAGCTCTTCCAGCTTGGTAGCCGGTGGTTTAATGACAGTATCGGAGAAAATGACGGTCAGCAGCGCGCCCGTAATCTTTTCCCCGGTTTCCTCGTGCTCCATCTCAATCGGGCGCACGCCAATATTCTTAAAGTGCTTCAACGGCTGTCTCCTCTAGTTTTTCGATCTTGTCGGCCATGTCGCGCAAAATTGCCGCAGCCGCGGCTGGGCCCATGCCCTTAAACAGGACACCGTCCACGCTCGTATGCCGCTCACCGGTATATTCGCCGGTTTTGTTGAAATACAGCCGGATATGGGTCTGGCCGCTGTGCGCCTCGTGGGCGACGGTTCCGTTCAAGAGCTTCATTTGCTGTTTGCCGCCTTTTTGGCTGCCTTGGCGGCAGCTGCCTGTTCTTTCGACCATTGGCTTTTGGTCATAGGCCTGGCCTCCATTTTTTCACTGGTCGCGTAATCGATGTAACGCGTGTGCTTTTTTTCACCTGGGTAAGCCATTTTTTGCCCTCTTGATTCCGTTGACTATGCGGCCCAGCCGCGGCTTGTCCTGCGTTGAACCTGTCTCGATTTCGGACGCTCGATCTTGTAGCCCCGGGTCAATTCCATAACTCCATATTGGAGGCCTTCGTGCACGTGTGAGAACCGGCTCTTACCCGGGCGATCCTTGTGTCTGACCTCGTAGCCCTGTCCTGCGGCTTGGATGCGCTCATACTTGTAGGCGCCGTTAAAGCCCTTTCTCAGGATCCGGCATCTGGGCGAGAGCTGGAAAGCTGGCTTGCCGTCGATATCCGTTGATACCAGGAAGTCGGCAACAGACTCACGTCTGGCGATATATTCCTGGGTATGTGCCGGCTGGGTGGCAATGCCTTCTTCCATGAGCACCTGCATGCACGTGTTTTCTTCGGTCTGGACGCGCTGAGTACCGGCTGGATCACCGGTACTGACGAGAATCATGCCCTCATACCGGTTGGCGAGCACGGGCTTGACCATATCGCGCGAGAACCGGCGTATACCCATGTCCTCGCTGACCACTTCCTCGATAACGATAATGCCGCCACCGGGCGTCTGCTGGAATATGGCTACAGCCGGCGTGAGCCCAAAGTCCCAGCCAAGCCGCAGCGGCAAGCCCCGTATGGGCTCAAGCTCTTCCTCGGCACAGTGCAGACTATCCACGTACTCGGGGTAGACGGGCTTGCCGTCCTGGACGGTGCCGTACTGACCCATGATATAGACCTTGATCCAGTCATAGGTCTTGCCGCCCAGCATGTTGAGATAGTAGTCATAACCCAGCTGCAGGTTCTTGATGTTCTCAGCATCCGGGTTGGGCATGTAGTCTTCGCCGTACTTAATCAAAGCCGGTGGCTGCGAGAATTGGCGCCAGTTGCGCGGCTTCTCGACTTCAAACATGCGATACCACCAGTGATCGTCATCCGGTGGGTTGGTGTCCATGAACAGGCCCGTCCACGTAATTGGAGCTCCATATTTCTTGCCCGGGAAACGACCGAGTCGGGATGTCACCGCCTCCACGATCTCGTGCGGCAATTCCCGTGCCTCATTGATCCAGGCAAAGGTCAATTCAAGCGATAGCAGCTTCTTAATATCGGCTGGCCTGTCCAGCGCAAGGAAAACTACCTCCATGTCCATGGTGGTGCCGTCCTTGAGTGGCACCACGACACGGCAGGTAATCGGTGTTCCCCAATTAATCGGGTAATGATTCTCCGGTATCCAGTCCTTCCAGGTGTTGACCGTCGTGGTTTTCAGCTCTGGATACGTGTTTCGTATGATCGCGCAGCGACTACGCCGGATACCATCTGGCCCAGCCGCCTGTCGCTTGCCGCGGCCAATACACTCGAACACCATGGCAACGGACTTGCCGCTACCGATTGGGCCTCTCAGTCCACGGACATAGCTATCATCCGCGTGAAATGCCTCCATTGTGGGCTCTGCCCAGTATTCGACGTGCTCCTCGTTTTCCTCGTTCTCAACGATTGCCATGCTTTTTGCTGTACTGGCTTATGCGCTGATTCACGGCTGCGTAACTGCGGGTGAAGCCGGCTCGAGCCAATTCGGCAACGGCCAGTTGCGGGCTATCGTGTTTGGCCACGATCTCGTTCTCAAGAACTGACCATGGCGCGCGAATGGCGCCACTGTTGTAGCTGCTCGTGACCCGCTTCTTACAGGCCTGGACAGATATGGCCTGCGGGCTACGATTCGGTAGCAACAGCACACAACCCTCCACGCCCGAGATCGGGTAGTTCTCGACCAGGATCCGATTCTCTTCCGGCGTCCATCGATTGCGACCACCATTGTACTTGCGCCCCAGACCGCCGGTCTTGGCCGATCTGTAGTGAATTGGTGGCTCGAAGTCGGTGTCATGCGGCTTGCCGCAGAGAAAAGCCTGAGCAAACTCCATTAGCTCAGACTCGGGTTACCGCGACGATTGCCGGTGCCTGTCTCTTCCACCTTACCAGCCGGTGTCACGGCCTTGAGACCATCGTTATTGGGAAAGCGCTTCATCTTCGGCCGGGAGGCAGCCTTCGCCTGCGGGCCTTCTGTTTTCTTGCTTGTAGTTTTGTGCATCTAGATTCTCCTTGAAGCTGGACTGTACATATTCTGACCATAAACCGGTGGCCTCGTGAAAGCGGAGCCCCGCCCCCACCTCTTGCTTAATATTGGACAAGATCTCTTCTGGTGTTCGCATGTCATCCCCCTACGTGCACATAGGTCATTAGCCCGCTCATGGTGATAAAAAGCGATAACACGTTGAAATAAAGGGCTTCTTCCATCCAGTCTCGCCATGTCGCCCTCGCTCGCCATTGTGCAAAGGTCTCGTCGGTATAGACCGGCATTTACTTCCTGCCTGCGTATATCGGTGACACCGGGCAGCCCAGGTTCGGGATCACCTGCACGCAGCGGTCATCCCATAGCTCGATCATGCCAAAGTCCTTGACGTTGGTGACTTCCAGCTTTGGCATGCCATGTTTCTCGAGCCAAGCATGAATGTAGCCGATGACCTCTTCCCTCGTATCTTCGGGGTGAACGCGAGCCGTGAAGATCTTGACCTCGACGCCATCGGCACACCAACGCAAGACACGGATCCGCATGGCCTCAACCAGGTCACCAATATGCTCGATACCGCGCCACTCGTCGTAGTGGGCGAGCGTGCCATCCAGATCTACACCTATCCAGCCGCTCATAGCTTCCTCATCGTGCAGGTATCCATGTCACATAACATTCCATCAACATGGGAACAGCCATTTTTCTTGTAGAAATGGCAGGCATGTACCGGGTCATTGGCATGAATAGATTTGAACCACCGGATTATGGCGCTCATTCGACCTTCCTCTCGGGGTGCTTGATGATGACCGGATCCCGTTCTGCGATCTTGAGCAAACGATCGATCAGGTAAAGCTCGGTCTTGCTCTCTTTCCAGGCAGCGAGGCATTTGTCCAGGTAATCGGCCTCGTACTCGTCAGTCTGGATCCAGACCGTAGTTCCGTCGGGGAAATTGACAACGGTTACGTCAATTACTTCGTCCATAGCGTCTCCTCTTAAACTATCAGGCAGTCACGAACAGGCAGAACCGGCACGCGCTCACCCTCATTGACGGTGTGCATTTTGCCATCTTGGCCCATGTAGGTAACGACCTTTGGTCGGGTATCTACTTCTACTTTCTTGTCCTGTGCCAGGCGCACAAGTGCCTTCTGTACGTCATTCATAGCGGCTACCTCCTCTTGAGAGTTAGCTCGCCATGAAGAAAGCCCCCCTTGTGGGGGGGCAATCAGTCAGTCTTACGCGAAGGTAATCGCGTCCGAGATGGCGAGCTTGCCAGTCGGTAATATAAATACTAAGTACCACGTCGGCGTACCGGTGGCGTCTTCAATAGCAATGTCGACGTCACCATCAACCTCGCTTACTGCCACGCCAGCGACATTCGCCACGTTTTCGATTATTGCTCCATCTGTACCGGCAGCAGTGCCGACATCAGGTGCAGCAGCGGTTGGAGTCAATCCAGCAGCATCGTCAGCCAGATACCAGGATAAAGCCCCCGGCACTTCCAATGCTTTGCCGTTCGCGTCGTTGAATTGACATGCGACGGTAATGACATCGGCAGCTTGAGTACCAACCGTCATAACGACACCCTGGGGGCCGTCTGATTGATTGACCATGTTACTGCCGAGAGTCAGTTGATTTACGTTAAGATTTTCACGCCATGACATATCTGCGTCCTCCAAAGGTCGCTAACCAGCCATCCCTGGCCACTAAGTATAGATTTCGGGAACAGCCTAGATCCGGGCTCCTGCCCGAGATCCAGACAATCAGTTAGGATTCAGCGGCAGTCGTAGTGCCGTCTGCGACCTGAACCCAGTTCGTGCCATTAGACACAATCAGGCCAGCCGAGCCAGCAATGCCGGTGGGACACCATGCGACATAGCCGATATTAGCGGCAGCAGCGGCAACCAGGTCTGCAAAAGCAATTACTGGCATTTCCTCACCAGCTATTTGATCGAATTTACCCATGATTCTTTCCTCTCGGTAGTTGCCAGCTAAATAAAGGCCAGTTGGCTAGGCCTGTGCGCTTTCAGTGACGGGCCCATCTTCCTTGGGCGTGTGCACCTTAACCAATTCATACGACACGATGTCGGCCAGGATCTCGTGCCACGTATCCGGATGGTAGAAACCATCGGCCAGATCGTTGCCACGATGCCAGTCCTCACCGGCTCTGGTCTTGCGGTTGCTTGCAATGCAGCCGAGATACCCCTTCTTACCCGGGAATGGCCGGCAAGCCATGATTGTGTACCTGTTGTTGTCCGTGTAAATCCTGTACCGGATGATGTCCGGCGTGTCGCGCTCGAGGTATTCAATATCATTTGCGGCAGTAAACTTGCCCAGGTTGGTGAGCCAGTCATCCAGGTCTGAAAACCATGGAGTCTTGTTTTGCACTTCTTCATAGAAGCTGAGTTCTGGTGGTAAGCCTGAGTCCATAACGGATCTCCTTTGTTGGTGAATGTCGCCCATAACGGGCATTTGTGCTCTTTTCGGTGATGTTGATAGATTTCGACCTCGTGAGAGCGAGCACAAGCCGCGATCTCAACCAGACCCTACCCATAACACCTCTGAATTTCCCCCGATGCCGTGTATCTTTTCACGTTCACCATATCCTATGGGGGAAAACTGAATTGACTCTGGCCGAACGCCCTATCCGCCGGTATGTGTATTAATCGCAGAATCAAAACTGGAGCCCTCCCCTCCGCCAATTGCCCCGAGGAGACGGAAGCTGATCCGCATCGGGGAGGACATAACTCATTCATACCGACAGTCCCCGCAACGGAGACATCGATACCTTGTAACTTTTGCTATTGGAAAACCGTAACCGTTGCGACCATCGTACTGCGTGTGCTTGGCCCAGTTATGGCCGAGCAACCAGCACCAGAGTTTACTTATCGGATTTTGCATCCTTCGGGCTCTTTGGCTTCTCGCCACCGAAATGCAGGTCAAAGCGAACGGTAGTCTTCTGATTCACGTCGATCTTGTCAGTGAACATCTTGAAGTGTTTGCCGATCAACTCAGTGGATTTGTTGGCGCCACTGCTATCAAACTTATACTCGCCAGTGGGCACCATCATCTTCATGTCGGGATCGAACGCTTCAACAGCTTCGGCAACCATGCAACGATCACTGATAGTTCGCAGTCTGCGAAGCACCCATTTTTCATCAAGATCAGTCGCTTCCTCGGCTTCTCGCAGCTTCAGCTGCAAATATGCGTGTATCTCAGGCTTCTTCAAAAGCTTGTTAGCGCTCGTACTTGCTGTGTTTTCCTTCTTGGTTCTGGGAAAGGCCTGCATATAGGCCTTGTACTGTGGTAAACCTGGGTTTAGTCGCAATAGATCACAGAAGCGTTTCTCACTACGAGTGAGCTTGATGTTTGCCTTACAGGTTAAGTCCTGTATCTGGTGTTGACCGCCGGCCATCAGTTCATTCCCTCGCGGTCATCCATTCGGGTTTCGGTCACATCCAGGTAACCGCAGATAGCACCATGATTGATAAGCGTGTAGTTACCGACTTCGGATCCTTTCTCGTCTGCGAGGCGAGTAACAGCTGTTAGCATTTCACCGAGAGCCTCGCCAAGATCCTTGGACACAACGGTAGCATCAACCTGGATGTTATATGCTCTCTCCGGCTGATTGTCGCTCATGGATCCTCTCCTGATATTTAGCTTTTACCCCTCTATTTATAGGCATAGCGTCTCCTCTTGACTATCTTGTGGAATAAGTTCAACATGACCTCATGGGTAATAATACCCTACACAGAGGAGACAATATGGCTAAGTTCATAATCACCGACTTCCACGGCCCCTGCAAGGATGAAGGCCCGGCTTTCATCTACAGTAATGGCGCCAAAAAGGAAGACAAGATGCACAACTACCCGCATCGCTTCCGCATGTATGACGATGACGACATCCTGTACTACCAAGGCCAGTGCACCGAGGAAGCATTCGATCCCCTCGATGATTTCGGCATGGTCAATGCCGGCTGTACTCGCATCGATTACGAGAATGACAACGGCGTATTCGAGACTTTATGAGCACGCTCCGCAAAATCTGGGCAGATTTCTACCCAATCATCATTTGGGTGGTGGTGGCCTTGGCCGCTGCCCCCTTTGGAGGCTGACGTGAACCAGCAGCAATACCTAAACAATCTCACCTTTAACCGTGCCGTGGCGATCAACGCGTTCGGCGCCGGTGCCTTCTCTCACGTCGCGCATTTGCTCGATCTCGAGATCCGCGCCATGCCCTTGTACATCAACACCTATCTGGACGACCGCGCATACGGTGGGCCAGAGGAAGGTGGCTGGTACTTCAACACCAGCGAGCTGGTTGATTCCGTGCCCCTACCTGCTGGCGGCTCATACCCTCACTGGAGGGCCGAGTGCAAAATGCGTGAAGTCGAAATGAACGAAGGTCGTCCAAGCATCTCGTCCGTATCGTCGATGGGCCAGTACCGAATCGCTATCGAATCTCACCATGGTAAGAACTATCCGAAAGAGCGGCCACACTACGAATAAAATCTCTATGCCTCTCGGAGGGGGCATACGGATCTAACCCGTAATCACAGAGGAGACGACCATGAACCATGAACAAGCAATAGCAGCGATCGGTCAGCGCGTATCAGTACGCGATGGCACACCCAAGCCACCGGCACGGTTCAATCGCAAGGTGGACGACTGGAAGAACAGCAACTTCGACGGCATCCTGCGCGAAGTCGAAGAGTCTCGTTTCTATGATGGCTACTCCGGCATGATCGAACTCCAGAATAGTGGCTGGATCGTTATCAACGTCCATACCCGGATCGATAACATCCTGCCCTTGGAGAACGAAGAGCCAGCCGTGTCTGAAACAAGCCACGGCCAACAGGCGCTCTCGCTATGATGAACGCATCCGTCACCGTTGAGCTTGATGTCATGGGTGAAGGCAGCGAATGGCACGCTGTCATATCCTATGAATATCACAGGGCATTGCCACCAACCCGGCACATAGGGGATCTGGAAACATCACCGGCAGAGCCAGCCAAAGTGGATCTCGACTCGGCTACCGTGGAACTCAGCGACGTCGTTATCGATATCTTTCCGCTTTTGTCGCACCACCAGATAGAAGCAATCGAAGCCTACATACTGGAGCACTATCATGGAACCTGATACCGGTAACACTTTCGGCATGGGATCCAGCGTCAAGTTTTACCCACTTGGCCGTGACACCCACAACACAGCCGTTGAACGGCAAGGAGTTGTGACTTTCATCAGCAAAACCAAAGTCCGGGTAACCGATCTCATGTCAGAGATCTGGATCAATCCCGATGACATAACCTCTGTGCTGCGGCGATAGCCGCTCACCTTGAGCCCGCTCTGGCGGGCTTTTTTTTGCATAAAAAAACTCCCCGGCAGGCGAGGAGTTTTAAGATCATCATCAGGGGTATTCCGGATCCCGGCCCCGCGGGGGCAGAACCGTTATCCTGGAGAAAAAGACTATATTCATTCACCTACGGCGTCAAGCGGGGTTTTCAGCTTGAAATAGATCTCCTCCATCCGCTGGTGCGCCTTGTGCACCTGATGGTAGTAGTGCTTGACCGAGCAGTGCAGTTGTTTGGCCTTTTCCAGCGGGGGCCCAAACGTCAGATACCTGACCAGCACGACCTCTCGATGCTTTTCACCGAGCTTGTTGATACACCGCTCCACAAACTCCGCTCGCGGGTTAGTCGGTGACGACCAGGCGCCGCTCCCGCTTATCAGGATCCCGCCCATGCGTATCATTTCGGCCTCGAGCGTCTTGTTCGGGTAGCCGAGACCGCTGTCAATGCGTTGACTGGCCCAGCGCGCCCACGACTTTAATTCATCGTCCACCCACTCAATCACCCAACAGCTCCGGGTTTTCGTAGATGTTTCCGATTACTTCTAGCTGTTCACCTTCTTTCGGAGAGAGCGAATATGACTTTTCACTATTGTTCTTTGTAATGAACTCGCAATGCTCAAAAACCACATAGCCCGTATAATTCCAGCCTATGAGCTTTACAATATCCCCTTCATATATCTCCACACTGTTCTTGTCTTTTAGTCCGGTGTATTGCATGACGGTGAATTGTTGGTTCACTACACAATTATGCGGGACTGTGTGCTTTTTATGCTCTTCGCAAAAGAAGTTGAAATCTTCCCCAAGATCGAATGGCAGCGACATATCGTTGTGTAAAGAATCCCAAGCCCTGAATTTAATCTCTCTCATGTCTCCTCCTGCTCGGTTATCAATGGTGTAATTGTAATCACGGTCTTGTTTTCGCCCTTTGCCGCAAGGTATGGCTCAGCTGTCAGCGACATAATGTGGTATGGATCGTCGTCACGGATAACACCGAGACCACTCGGACTCGACTTGCTGACTACCACCAGACAATCCAGCACCGGCTTGAGTCCACCATAGAGACCGTCCCAGTCCGGTTTCTTGGCGCTCGAGTGATACGACCAGCGCTCGACATCAATGAAACAGAACTCGATGACGGGCGCGTGATACCGCATCTTCATCAGTGCGGCCTTGATCTTCCATGCCCAGCCGTCCCTTAGCCGCTTGTAAGCCTGGTGGTGCAGGCCTTTAATCTGGTTCAGGGTCGGGCTTGCTTCGGGTACTGTGATGACGACAGGCGTGCCACGCTCAATGGGCACAGTTCGCAACCATCGCAATACCATATTGCACTTGCGTAATTGTGTAGCTATCGATTTTTTTCCGAATACAACCGTTCGTGGCTAAATCCTTCTCGATCACGGCCAGCGTCTCTTTCCGTAGGCTGGCCTTGGCTGCAACATCTTCCAAGTAGTCATCAATAAACCATCCAAGAAGCACAGCCATGCCTCCCATCACAACGCCAGCCATCAGCGAGTGCCAGTGCAATTCAATCGTGTGCATCAATCCTCCAGTAATTCCAGGTAAAGACATTTGCGGGTGTTCTTCTTCCTTCTCCATGGCTATCGCTTCGGTGGCTTCCAGTATTCATCGGGCTTCTTCGGCCAGCCACGGTTCTCAAACTCGTCGCGCTCGCAGGCAGCCGCTATCCCGAGAAGAATAAAACCCCAGAACCAGATCCCGCCAGAAGAAACGAAACTGTCCCACCATTCAGCCATCAGACCGGCTTTCCTTCACTATTAACTGTCGGGATCTCGTCCCATCTTTCCTCACCAGACTCCGAAATCCATTTTTGTTCGAGGACACGAACCTCTTGCAGCTGGTGGTGATGTTGTGTCGGTGATGCGTAATGAAGACGCCACCTCAGATCGCTGGTGACACGCCAAATTATAGATTTATCGCCCATCAGTCGGCCTCCATCAGCTCGAGATAGACCATGCCAATGGTCGCGTTATCATCCTCTTCTTGCGCGATACGCCAACGCGGATCCGCTTTGATTAAATCATCAGCCTCGGCCCAAGTCAGATAACGCAATTCAATTCGCTTGCGCGGCGTCAGCTTCTTAATCGCTCGACGATAAGCTGCAACAAAGTACGATCCGAGCATGTTCATCAGCCTGCCTCCGGGCCGTCTGGACGCATCATCCAGTGGGTTGCGCCGTACACAACTTCTACCTGACCAGTCTTGGCGTTGGTGTGCACAATCCCCATGGGATCCATCGGCCAACAATCACAAACCCGATAACCGCTGTCGCTTTTCGTAACAGCATCCCGGCGCGTCACCCAAACATCGAACACTTCATCAATTGCAGGCAGCTTCTCTTTAAAAGAAGTCCAGGCCGACCCCTCGGTATCCAGGTAAACGGAATCCTCCGCAATAGGCCACGAGAAATCACAGTCCGGAGACTTGCAATAACGAACCCATTCCTCTACTGGCGCGCCCGAGTTCTTCGTAACCCAACAGGTGCCACCACACTTGGGACAAACGAACATAGTCACAACACCAACCTCCAAACCTGCTTGCCACATTTCGTGCACTCCCACTTGCACAGCCAGATCCGGTGAAACCACGATCGCACGTGCGTCGCCTTGCGTTTGCAGTCACTACATTTATGCATCTTCCTGTCTGGTTTGAACATCACGCCTCCTCTGGTTCAACAATCAACTTAAACTTACCTTCGCTCCTACACTTCGGGAACCGCCTGCCGATGGTGCAGGTGAAGTAGCCCCAGAAACTTTTCTTTCTTCGCCGACAAACGGCACAACCCTTTGCCTTAATCTCGGATCGCTGCGCGGCTTCCAGCGTTGGATCCCTGTGCGTGTCCGTCATGCTCCGGCCTTCATCTGTACTGCGTTTACTTCGCCAAGGATCTCGGCCATTACTCGCTCCATTTCAGCGTCAAATTTACTAAACTCTTTCGTGCCCAGGCGCGTGCTGGTCGGGATCCCGGCGCAGGCCTTCAAGACATCGTGCACACCCTCGCTCTTACGAATGAACAAGATCGCGGCCTGCTCGTGCGGCAACCTGTCTGCCGCCAGTCGTCTGACCTCGAGCGGCGTATAACCCGTGTGCACCGATGTAATCATAATCGAATTCTCAATCATCTCCCGCCAGTCAGACAACGTCGCCCAGTACCGCGCGTTCTGCTTACCCCGTCGTGTCTCCTTCCCCTCGGTAAGGGTCATCAGCAGCGGCAGGTGCTCGCCCAGCTTTATCAGATCCGTTGCCGCCTTTCTTAGATCGTCCTGGGTCAACAGTGGTCGCTCTCGCATCTTTCGTCTCCTTCTTGAATCCCATCACGATACCGCACCGGCCACATCGGATGGTGTTGCAGCCCTTCACTTTCAGCCGCTTATGCCTGCACGTCATCCATTATCTTCACCAGCTTCCTGGTGGCCTCCAGTAGTTCGGTTTCAGTTCCGTACTCAGCCTCGAACCTTGCCTTGTTACCGTGCCGGGTCTCATAGCCTTCACCCGGATTGCGGTGATGGTTCGGGCACAGCGGGAACGCCATGGCGTGCGCCCCCGGCTTGGTCTTGCCCTCGGGGTGGTGCGGCTCTGCCGGCGAGTACACCCGCAAGTACAGCCTGCAAACGATACAACCAATGTCAGGCTCGCAGATCCGATCCAGCCATCTTTGTTCCGCAACTGTTGGCGGCCGACCATCAAGGGCTATTTTTCCACCCCAGCAAATGCTTTCGCCACTTGCTCTTCAAGCTCATTGATATATTCAGCGTTGTATTTTTCGGCAATAGCGGTAATTTCATCTGCTACCTTTTGGGCGCGCTCACCAGTACCAAAAGTTCTCGTACCAAAACTAACAGCATTATTCTTATTGCCGCATCGTGACGCGCCAACACGCCTGCTTTTCGTGTCCTTTAACAAGGTTGCCAAATCATTGGCCTGTATTATTCGCTCATGTAATTCCATAACGGTCTCCTCTATATTTTTTTCAACGGTACCACGACATCGGTCTGGTCTACGCGCTTGATGCAGTAGCCAGTCAACAGAACATCAATCTTGCCAGACTTGTAACCGGCAGCAAGGCATTTGCGCTCGGCCTTTGCCCACGACCCGAGATAGGTCAACATCAGCACCACCAACACAAATGCGACAAGCATCGGCCCCCAAGTTTCCCAATCTATATTTCTCATTGCAGTTTCTCCATGATAAAAATTACACCCGCCAACAACCAATACCACCAGCCAGCAGCCAGCACCGCCAGCTGATACTTGTGATACCAGCGCCACGGCTTGACCGTAAACGATGTCTCGCTGGTGATTTCCCAAACGGTCACGTCTTCACCGCTGCTCAGCCCAGTTAACACGTCACCAATTCTGATCTCACCCGGCATACAGGCCAGCGTGATAGTGCTCTTAGCCATTTATTTGATCGAACCTCCGCTTATCCCAGTATCTAATGCCAAGACCATGCCCCATTTTGAGAATAACCTCGGGGTTCGCCTTCTCACCGTGCAGCCTCGGCGCCGTGCGTTCAACGGTGTGATCTCGGCACCAGCTATCACGCGGATCCCGGTCTGGGTGTAGCCAAATAACGCCAGCCCACTCCGGTATTTCGTCCATGGACTTGATAATATTCTCCGGGCACACCAGCCAAAAATAATTAGCACCTCGACAGTCTCGCCTTTCGTACTGATTCAGCCTGTCACTTTTTATGCGGCTCGCTCGTCCTGGCCCAAACTCTTTAAGAAAATCGCTGCGACTACATTTAATCTCAAACACGTGCGAGAGACCGGCCTTCGTGATCGAGGCCAGATCGTTCTCGAAATAAGGGAAGGCCTGAAAATTGGGGACATAGATCTGGTGCTGGCGCTGGATACAATACGACGCAAGCTCGTTCTGAGCTTTGTGCTCATTCCACTTGATTGGCTCGCGCCCTGGTTTATTTATGACGGCCATTTCTCCCCTCTAACAGCGTTTTTTGACGAACGTAAAACATGCCAATCACCAGCCAGAGCGCGGCCAACCAAAAATCGTGCCTCACCATCGCTACCGCGAATATGTGTGCGCTGGCAAAATACGCCAACAAGACAGCCACGCAATGGATCCTATCCATCGGCTTCCAGGCAGCCGCACTTACGGGAGTAGCGCATGTACTTCCGGATCTTGGCCCGCTTCCGCTCTATCGCTTTGATGTTAAAAACGATGTCCACACCAGCATCTTGCAGCTCTTCGATGGCACCCATGAGATCGTTGACCTCCAGATTCAACCTCTCAACATTCGTCTTGTGTTGCCCGGGCTCGACTTCATGCAGACCAAACCGCTTCACCTTCGACGCGCGATGGATAACCTCGGCACACTCCTCGCCAAGAACTGTAAGCAGATACTCAACCTTGTTCATTGTATTTTTCTCCACTTGTCCCAGATCTGGGATATGTGCATGTTCTGTCTGGCGGTTAGGCCTTTCTTGCGCTGACGATTGACCGACTTGATAAATTTTTTCTCCCAGTCGGTCAGGCCCTCCTGGTCGCCTTCGATCATCTCGTCCAACATTTCAAGTATTTTGTCCACGCTTCTTCTCCTCCGCCACGTATTGATTGACATAGTGCCGCACCATCGCCCGACAGCCCTCGGGATTCGCATATTGCTGGATCTGTTCCTCGAGTAATGCACGGCGCTCCTCCTCTGGTTTGCCCCTGCTGTCGATCCACAACATTGCTATCTCCCGTGGCTGCAGCGTATCGTTGTTAATAATGCCAACCCCGCTTGAACGGACAACCCGGGCATTTCCAGTTTGGTTGCGCTGGGCTGTCGCAGTCCTCCTGCTCATAGTCCTCACGACCAGCTGCTTTGGCGACCTCGACACACTTGGCCTCGCGCCGGTCATACGTCATGGCGCCATCGGCTTTCCACGCCTCAATGGCTACCGGTTTGTGACGGCGACAGAGCACGTGCTCGCCAACCTGGGCAGCGGTATCGCCATGGCCGCAGATCTCGCAGAAGTGCGTAGCGCCCTCGGTCTCGTCGTTGATGTCGTCGTTATATTTCATCGACATTCTGCTTTATCACTTCAAATTCGATTACCCATACCCAGTCGTTGCGATCCCATGCGTCGGGGCCATTTACTGAGTCCCATAGCATCGAGAATCCATTTTTATAGGGCGTAGATCGATTGAGGACAGGAGCATCTAACAGAAATATCTCGTCGTCGCTTAGCGTGCTCACGTCATAACTTTCAGCGCCTTCCGCCCTCGCATTTTCCTCGGATATATCCTGCACCCGCTCCACCCTTACATTGGTAATGCGAAGGGTTAGGCGTGAGGCCTCCCGGTAGCACCCATTGGGCATTTTGTGGTCAAGGATCGGTCGAGCTAATCGGCTGGGATAGCGGACGTCTCTGGTGACTGATTCGTCAGCGACGTATTTCACGTCCATATATCGCTTGCTACCGTGGGCCTTCAGGATGCTGTGATTGATCGCGCTCTCCCGCACCCAAAGCAGATCGCCGGGTTTGCCGTAGGGACAATACTGCAAGATGTCTTTAATCGACATGGCTGGATGATCTAGATTCCAACCATGAAAGAATGTGCCAAATTCTCCCGGCAAGGATTCATTTTCCCGATGCTCTGGCTGCGGCTTAACTATCCGCCGCGTCTGTGTCTTCCGACCATCCAATAGGGCGCAGACCATATCGGTGTTGAATAGGATTGGTTTGTCGTTCATGGCATTATCCTGTCGCCTATCACTTCGGTCGAATATTTTACTGCATGATCAATTTCGAGAGAGAATTTACCGTTGCACAGACGGCACTCTCTTTCCCCGCCATCACCATATTCTGTGTTTTGCTCGGTTCCACAATGAGGACAGAGAACCTCGTCTGTATATTTGTAATCCCAGGCGTCGTATTCTTTTTTTTCTATAGTCTCCAGTGCTGCGATTTTTTTAGCTTTACGCTCAACATCGGCACAGGGTTTGCATTGCCACCCATGTTTTCCACCCCACGGGGGTTCCTTTAATTCTTTTCTGGGAATGCTGCACGTTCGGCAGACATTATGTTTTTCACATTCAATATAAGTCGTCCAGTCTCGTGGCTTGCCATTACATTCAGCGCAACCGTTTATCCAATACCACTTGCCGTCTAATAACTCCGCATATAGTTCCCTGTTTGATGGCTCAAGAATGACGTCGGCATTTTCTGTACTAGTAAATTTATTATCCAAACCTTTTCGTCTAAATAATTGAGTGCTGCCGCTTCTGATGCGCCCCATGTCTGGAGTTAGCCGATCATCTTCTATGAGAATTGGCTTATTCATGGCATCCCATCCCAAGTGTAGCCATCCAGTAAACGGCCAGCGGCTTTTTTGCCGACGCGCGCGGCAACGGTTTCCCCATCAACGAAACCTTGGGCCATGACTCCTGTTTTGTTGTCTTGAGATCCGTCTTGCCAATTAATCCAGTTATGATGCCCCGGGCTTCCCGGCAACCATTCTCCCCACTGCTTAAAGAAGAACGGCACATTGGCAGCAAGACATTGATCGCGTAATGACCGCACCCAGTCAGGGTGCATGGGTCTGGCTTTGGGTCCGGATTCGCCGCCGACTACTACCCAATCAAGCATTCTAAATCGACAGTCGCTTGAATATCCCCAGAGCCGAGGCATGTAATGTCCTTTGTCTCGATCATCACCTCTACAAAGATTTTTCGGCATTTTACCCAAGCATTTAGGACAGATATTAACCGGCCCCAGTTTTCGGCATTTTACCCAAGCATTTAGGACAGATATTAACCGGCCCCAGTAATGGCTCCATGCTTAACCACCGCACGGCAGCTGGTGTTTGTAGTAACAGCGGGATACGTTCGTTGGCGGTCTCCTGGTCTTCGACTGAAACACCGAGCCAGACGTGCGGGAATTCCTCTTGCATAAATTTATTATCAATAATCGTGCTCCACCATTTGAAAAATTCCAACATCCTTTCTGGTCGCTTTGTCAGCACTTGGAATATGTGATGCTTGGCCTCTGCCATCACATTAAAAACATCAGCTATAAATTCAAACGGCACATCCTCGTGAAACAGATCGCTCATACTGTTAACAAAGATCTTGCGCGGCTTCTTCCAGCGTAGAGGCTGATCCAAGCGCTCAGGGTGACATTGCACGTCGGTAAACTTGCGACCGTAGTAAACTGTTTTCGGATTCGCAGACAGGCGATTCCAGGTACGTTCGGCATAACAGTTCTTGCAGCCCTGACTAACCTTGGTGCAGCCGGTGACAGGGTTCCAGGTGGCCTCAGTCCATTCGATTTTTGATTTATCAGCCATTATG